TCGATTAAATCCAAAGATGGTTTGTTTTGATGTTGCTAATGGCTACATGTTAAATTTTTTAAAAAAAATTAAAACATTCAAAAGCAAACACCCCGATATTTGTGTAATAGCAGGAAATGTTGTAAGTAAAGAAATGTTACGACCTCTTTCTGAAATTGGTGTTGATATAGTGAAGATTGGTATAGGCAGTGGATCTGTGTGTACCACACGACTTAAAACTGGTGTTGGTTATCCTCAATTAAGTTGTATAATGGATATGAGACAAGAAGCTACTAACTTAGGTATGTTGTTGTTATCAGATGGAGGTATTAAAACACCAGGTGATGCTGCTAAAGCATTTGCCGCAGGAGCTGATTTTATTATGGTTGGAGGTATGTTTGCAGGTCATAAAGAAAGTATGTTGGATTCTGACGACAAAGATGGTATTGAATTTTATGGCAATAGTTCTGAAAAAGCTTTAGATAAGCACTATGGTGGTACTAAAAACTACAGAACTAATGAAGGTAAGTGTGTCAAGGTTAATTACAAAGGTGAATTGTCTGACACAGTTCAAGATTTATTGGGTGGTATTAGGAGTTGTTGTACTTATATGGATAGTTTAGATTTATTTGAGTTACAAGATAATAGTAATTTTATAATTGTAAATAAACAATTAAATGATATGTTTTAATACATGCATGAAACATTTCATTTTAATTTTATTCTAACTAAAATAAACATTAAATAATCATTTATATATAAATGATTAAATTTATAACATTAATAATAATATTTGTAATTATAATAATATATATTATTAACTAGAAACGAATATTTTGAGTGTCTATATGATTTTTTTGAAATTAATCCTAATAATAATCAAACAACATTTTTTCCAGATATTGGTATACCTGAATTAAATATACCAATATATACTATGTTTAATTCTGATATTGCGAAAATTTATTTTCGAATACTTAACCAAACAGATTTAGAATATTATGTATTTGCTGGAAGTGCTATAGGAATGTTAAGAAATGGGAAAAATATTCCTTGGGTAGATGATTATGATATTATAATTTTCCAAGATCAAATAGAAATTTATAAAAGAAAAGTGATTCCTTTATTAAGTAAACATGGTATTAACACATCTATCAGGTTTGATAACACTGAATTATTTACAAATAAAGCTAAAATATTTGACTATAATGAAGTTGATATTGATGTTTTTACTTCTTATAAAAATTCATCTGGATATGTTAAGTGTATAAATAATAAGTGGGGAAGGTATTCCAGCAAGAATATACATATTGATTTAATAAAACCAGCAAAATATATGGAATTTGATAATATGGGTTTCAAAATTCCTTTTTTTAATGATTTTGAAAAAGATATAGAAATAGAATATGGGGATGTTATTGATAAAATAGATATTCATGTTAAACATAGATCTGGTAATATCATAAATAAAAAATTTTCAATAGTTTATAAAGAATTTGATGATATTGTTTCTAAAGCAATATTGAACACAAAAAATCAGATAAAAAATAATGAACAACACTATCATAAATATTTGAATAAATTAGTTATAAAAAATAAAGATCAATTTTCAGATAGAATAAATTATTACAATATATTTATAAAAATAACATAGGAAAAATATTTATATTAACAAACTCTTTCGTAAAATTTACATATTCTATAAAATATTATTTTCCTGATATTAAGATTATATTATATATCTATAAAGATTTTCACGAAATTTCTCCTATAATGCTTAATCAAATTGATATTGTTAGAATAGCAAATAATGAAATATTAAACAAGTATACTAATGAAATTATTTATGTTAATACACCAGTGTTTGAACCTATTAATATAATAACATTTGGCACATTTGACTTGTTACATGATGGTCACTTAAATATTTTTAAAAAATCAAAAGATATTTGTTTTAATTTAATTGTAGGAGTTTCTTCAGATTCTTTTAATGAAAAGAAAGGTAAAAAAAGTTTTGAAACTTATAGTCAAAGAGTAATTAATTTAAAAAAAAGAAATATTGCAGATATTATTTTCAAAGAAGAATCATTTGACGAAAAACAATATTATTGCGATTATTATGGTGCAAATCTATTAGTAATGGGAAGTGATTGGGAAAATAAATTTGATTACCTGGATATTCCTACTTTATATTTCCCGCGAACACCAAATATATCATCTACAAAATTTAGAAATAAATTATTAAAAAATAATGTATCCACACATATTGGATATGAGTTTTAATATTATAAATATAAACTTATAAATTACTGAATATAATTTGATTTATTATATTTGTTATAATAAATCAATAATGCAATCTAGTTTAGATATTGACTTATTATTGAATAATTTATTAAATAAATTAAGTGGTGTTGCATGCAGTTTAATGTACAGAAACAATATTGACAACACTGATCATGAAACAATATCTTGTGTAAATATAACTGATGACATAATTTACAATCCAAGTTCTGTAGTTACTAAAATTAGTGTGCATACTAATTTTTCTGATTTCACTAATATAAATCTAGTAAAATTTACAAATGTTTTGTTAATTCCGTTTATTAACAAAACAGATTGTTATATAGGTATTTTATGTGTATTTAACTATATCGGAAACTATTTAGATATTTTATATAATACTACTCTAGTAAATTTACTAAATACTATAAATCTATATATAGAAAATAGATATATGGAAAAACACATGGAATTAAACACATTGGTTAGCAATTTATTTTTTGCGAATATGAGTCATGAGATTCGAACTCCTTTAAATGGTATAGTAGGTTATCTTCAGTTACTTTTAGAAAGTGAGTTATCTTTATCTCAACGAGAATATTTGAAAAACATGAAACATTGTTCAGGACAACTAATGCAAATTATCAATGATATTCTTGATTTCACTAAATTAACATATGGTAAAATGACTATAAATGAGGAATGTTTTTCTATTTGTAAACTTAAGTCTTTTGTAAATTCTACTATATCTAAGATTTTGTCTGAAAAGAATCAGACATTGATATATGAAATAAACGAAAATGTACCTGAGTTTATAATATCTGATAGATCAAAAATAACTCAAATTTTGGTAAACTTGATTTCTAATGCTAGCAAATTTAGTAGTATTGGTAGTAAAATAGAATTATACATATCACTAGACACTCAAAATGATAATGTATTAAATTTTACTCTAATAGATCATGGTATTGGTATGAGTAAACAAGAATTAGAATGTGTTTTTAAACCTTTCAATAAAACAAAAAAACAAATATTAGACAACAATAATACAATGATAAAAAGTAATGGTTTAGGTTTAATTATTTGTGAAAAATTAAGTAAATTACTTTATGGTAATATTTATTGTGAAAGTACTATAGGTTTAGGAACTAAATTTCACTTTACTATAAAGTTTAAAAAATATGAGAACTTTTGTGAAATAAACGAATTAGACATGAAAATTTTGAGTGATAAGTATGTTTTAATAGTTGATGATAACACGGATAATCGTATTTTTATAAATGAACTTATATTTAGTTGGGGTATGATTCCAATTGTATGTAGTACTGCTCTAGAAGGTCTTCGTATGGTCATGTCAAATCGGTACAATTTTTCCATTGGATTAATAGACATATGCATGCCTGGAACCAACGGAATAGAATTGGCGAAACAGATAAAGGAAGAAAAACCTTATTTACCTTTAATCGCATTGTCTAGTATTGATAATTTCAATATTACTATAGATTTTGAAAATTCCATGAATAAACCTGTTAATAAATTAGAATTATTTAACTTGGTGTATAAAGTTGTATCTAAATCTACAATAAACTTAAATAAATCTACTTGTAATACAAATTTAGGAGTTACTAAATTTAAATACAATAATAATTTAAAAATTTTAATAGTTGAAGATGTTAAATACAACAGAGAATTACTAAATACTATTATTGAAAAACTCAATAGTAAATCCGTTATAGATTGTGTTGAAAATGGTCTATATGCGATTGAAAAAATAAAAGAGTCTATTACAAACGATAACATCTATGATGTTATTTTATTGGATATTCACATGCCTATAAGTAATGGATATGATGTAATAGACTATCTTAAAAATAATAACTTAACTAGTCCCAAAATAATAGTAATAACAGCATCTATACTAAATAGTGACTATGAAAAGTGTAAACAATTGGGTATAGAATATTTTTTGACGAAACCAATAGATTTTAGAGAACTCAAAAAAATGTTAACAATTATAAAACAAAATTAGTCGTCTTCTATTACTACCATCTCGTTTGTTGATAATTTTTTAAGAAAATGTTTGTTGTTTATTATATTGTATTTAAGCATAGTTGTGTTGAAAAGTTGTATGTCGGGTATTCCACAAAATGATATAGATTTAATCTTATAATTTTCAAATTTTGTGAAGAGTTGTCTTACTACATCTTTATTAAGACAACTTGTATCTAATTTTGTGTTTTGTTGTATATTTTCGATTGATCTATTATTAATTATGTGTCGATATGCTGTTTTTGACCCAACTCTGGGTATGTTTTTGTTGTAATCTGTTCCACATAAAATACAAAAATCTAGAAACTCTTGTTTGTTTAGGTTTAAACAATCGATTAATTTTTGATAGTTTATCTTAATACATGTGCCTTCTCGTGTGTTAATTTTTGATAAAAAGATGGGACAACCATATGCTAGTACATCTGTATCTTCTGATAAAACAGCATCAACAAGATTGTCTTTACATAGTTTGGCACACATTTTTTCAGCTTCCCATGGAGCTACAAAAAAAGGAATATTTAAAGTAGTTAAAATTTCTTTAATTATTGTATAATCTTGTTTGTCTATACGAAACGATTGTTTCTTTTTTTTCACAATATAGTTTTCGACTATTTTTATGTTGAACTTTCTTTTTTTTGATAACAATCGTTTGTTGCATTCTTCGGTTGTTTGTGATAATTTATTATGTATTTTTAGTATTTCTTTTCCTATCTCTCCCGTCGTATGATAAATATTTACTTCGTTTTCTAACTCGAATAGTTTTAGTTCTTGTTTGTCTCGGTTTGTTTTTCTTTGTAGTTGTTCGTTAATTTTTTCAACTGGTGATTTTCCGTCAAATATAAAAACACAATGTATTTCGTTGCTTCTTAGTGTTACAATAAAATTAATTAAGAAGTACAACCATTTGTCTCCGTATATAGCTTTAAATTTATGTAGATAAAGAGATGTGTCAATAGCAATTTTTTTAAAGCTAAATTCAGAAATATTAATAGTTTCAAATACTTCTGGACAGGTTGATTTTAAGAATAAGTTAAAATTACTTTTAATTCCCATTTAGTTAATTGTAAAAATATTTATAAATGTTAATTTTATTATAAATATTTTAAATTAATAAATATTTTAAATTAATAAATATGAATACATATAATAATTTGTATAAAACTGGATATTTATCTAAAAACACAATTACTAGTGTTAGAGAACAACAAAACTTGACTTCACAAATGATTTCTTCTTATTGTAAAACTCAAAATGATGATAAATTACAAAGACGGGACTTTTATCCTATTGATAGTATTGCAATTAATAAAGTTAAACCAAACAATACCAAATTAGAATCCGTAAATTTAGATATTAGGTTGACAGAATCAGATCTATTTCCTTGATATTTTTTATTATAGTTAATTCAGATAAATTAACTTTTTTAGAATATTCTTTTAGTGATATTTTGTTACCATTTTTTGATATCCAATAATAAACTATCGATGATGCAATAGAGTGTGGTCTTGCTCTGTTTAATTTAGACGATTTATTTTTAATTTTTTTATAAATTAAAACTACCTCTTTTTTTTGTTGAAAATTGCAACCAAAGTCTATCATTATGTTATTGATTATGTGTATTGGTGTTATTTTTTTATTAATTTCGCATTTATAGTTGTTATTTACTATTTTCATGCCTCTGAGACCATTTTTATTAGATATACCAAATATTTCGTTCAAGTTATGTGGTATATACTCATTATGTGTTTGTTGAAATGCATAAAACACACATGCAAACACAATAGATTTTCTGTTAACTCCCCTAAATATTTTTCCATTTGTAACTTCTTCATATAATGAATTTGCTTTTTTAATAATTTCAGGATTAAATCCCATATGTTGTATGTCTTTTATGATGTTTTTTTCTTGTATTTTTCTTTGTTGTACTCTTGTTGGATTTTTTTGTTGAATTGAATTATTACTTTGGTAATATCGCCATTCTTTATCACATATGATATTTTCTGTTAGTTCTTCTCCACAATCTAAACATATATTATTTTCGTTATCTTTAATTAAATGTTTACATAATTGTTCTTTAGTACTATTTTTATCTGTAATTATGTTAGAATATACATTTAAAAATTGATCAAACAACATAAAATCAGACATTATTAATTATTAATAATTAATAAATAGTTAAATTAATTTTAATTATTTATGTATAGTTTGTGTTTGTTCTCTTGATTTTTGCATTTGTTGTGCTAATTGCATTACATTACTTACACTTGTATTTTTTGATGATTCTGTATTTGATGGTGTTGGATTAATTCTAGAAACTACTTTATTTTCTCCAATATCTATATTATCTAAATCAAGTAATTCTACAACATTTGTTGTAGAAGTAGTTTCTTGTGGAGAATTACTTTCTGATACAGTATCGTTTTGTGGACTATCATTTTGTGGAGTGTTTTTTGATTTACTATTTTCATGTATTTCTTGTTGTTTAGAATTTTGTTGAATATTTGTTTCTTGGGTATTATTCGTATTTTGCGGAGCAGTATTATGTTGAATTTGCGATATGGTGTTTGTTTCTATTATTTCTGAAATAAAATCAAAAAGTTGTGTATTTTCGTATTGTTTAGTTACACCATTACTACTTACTATAAGTAAACAAGGTACAAATGTGATTTTAATAAGATTTGAATTGATAATTTTTGTTCGTATTTTTTCGTTGTCAACACATAGTAAATTAATATGTGAAAAATATAGTGGATATTGTTTAAGTTGAGTAATTAAATCGTTACAACTATTTGAATATTTACTATACAATAGTACATACAAATCGTTTTGTTTAATCATTTTAATTAATATTTTGTTATTTTAAATAATATAATTAATAAATGGAATATGCTATTAATCTAAGTAAAGAACACTATCGTTCAAAAAATGATTGTAAAAATCCCGTTCCTAAATGCGATAATCAAACACATAACACTAATCTTATTAGACATGTTGGATATTATAGTCAAGAAACCGATACAAATAAAATGTACTACAGTACTGAAAATATAAATTACATATCTAAAACAGTTAGTGATTTATTAGAAGGAGTTGACCCAAAAGGCAGAAGAATTATAATTCCTGATAATGTAATTTGCAATGTAATGAGTCAAGTTCAAAACATGTATAAACCACATGTAGGTGACATATACACAAGATATAATATTTCAACACAAGATTTATCTTCTAATAGTACAATATCTAATTATAATTCTAGAGTAATAGAAATAATAGTTTCCGATGTAAGAACATCTACTGCTATAGAAGAAAACAATAAAAAATTAACTGTTTGGTCAAGTCTTTATGGAAACTTTAATAAACAGGGTTTAAGACAACATTCTCCAATCAAATTACAACAAAAAAGACCTACACCTTTCCAGTTTCACATGAGATATTAATTCTTTCATCATCAAATAATGGAGTGATTCTTTAGTTAATTTGATGTTAAACATAGTTTCTCTTAACAAGTTATATTTATAAATATTCATTTATATAAAATAGGATATAAAAAAATTAATTCCCTAGTTATCAAATATACATTAAAATATGATTTTAATATCGTATTAAAAGTTTCGTTTAATATGTGCCGTGTATTGTTGTTAGTACATAAAATTAATTGTGTGCTTTTTTCTGATATTGTAATAAAAGGAATTGCATATGCAACACTTAATAAATTTGACAATAAAATATTGTTTGTAATACTTTCGCCTTGATTTTTTCCATATTGTGAAAAAAACAAATAAAACCCTCTATTAACACAACTTATTGGTAAAAAATTACATGTTTTATAGAATATTTGTTTGTTTATCATTTTTTTATTGTTAATTAATGATGAACTAATAGTTAAGAAAGGTTGTCGAACAATTAAATTTTCTATAATTCCTGTTGTATTATATTTTATAAAATTATTATTTGTATAATTATTAGATACATTATTAGATATATTTGAGATAACAATATAACTCAGTATACATTGAATTGTTCTAGGTATATATCCTTTACTATACATTTTAATATTAGATTTTTTAATTATATCTTTTAATTTTAGTTTATTGTTTAAATTCATTGTATATAATACATGGAATGGATGTGATAAAGTTGTTGATATAACACCATATACAATATTTTTAATTATACTATTATTATCCATTTAATAATAATTACATACATATAAATCTTTAATTATATTTTAATTAAAATATAATTAATTAGAACCATCTTTGTTGTGTGTCTGTTTCTGTTTGAGTTGGAGATGTGTCGGTTTGAGTTGGAGATGTGTCGGTTTGAGTTGGAGATATGTCGGTTTGAGTTGGAGATGTGTCGGTTTGAGTTGGAGATGTGTCGGTTTGAGTTGGAGATGTGTCGGTTTGAGTTGGAGATGTGTCGGTTTGAGTTGGAGATGTTTCTGTTTGAGTAGAGGAAAGTGTTTCTGTTTGTTCTGGAGATATGTCTAATTCTGTTTGAGTTGGAGATGTTTCTCTTTCTGAATTAAAAAACGATCCGGTTTCTTCTACAGAAGGAGAATATTCAATAGATCTGATATTTTTCGTAAAACCATAGTCGTCGTTAAATGCATTCGAAATATTACTTTTTTCTTCATCTAATTCTAATTCTTGTGACAATACACCTTTTTCTATATCAATATTGTCTGTAGTTGTTGTGTTAGTATTAGTAGATTTTTTCTCTAGACATATTGGTTGTTCATTATTGAATGAAATTTTTGAGTTATCATTGAATTTTGTTTTATGTTTATTTAAACCTGGACTCATGATACTTTTAAATTTTCTTTTGATACTTTTTTCTTTTTCTTTTGGATATCTATCTTGTGAAAATATTTTAAATGGATTAATAGGTAATAATTTATCATTAATAGAATTACCCATTAACTCTGCACTCTCTATTAACTTACAATAATTATTGTAACATTCTATTAATGTATTTCTACCTTTGTCAAATCTATGTTCTTTTTCTAGTAATAAAATTTTGTATATTTCTATAGATAGTAGGTAAAATTCTTTACTAGTAGTTAAAGATTTTTCCATTATAGTTTGAATAGTTAAAAACAATTCAAGGGAATTAATTATACCTACTATAAGTCCCATTAAGCATACTGAAATACTAATTGTATTTTGTGTAAAATATGGTTTTAAACCTACTGATACAATAGAACTGACTGCTGATAAAACAATAGTTGGAATTCTAAAATATTTGAGGTATCCTTTATATTTATAATATTGTTTTTTGTGATATTTAGATAATATAACACAATTAATTCTTATTTTATCTAGTATAAACTCTATATCATTTGTCCACGAATCAGAAAAATTAATGTCTACTGTTTGATTTGCCATTTATAAAATATAAATATTTTTATTGAATTTAGTATTTAAATAATTTATAATATTAATATAAAATGTCATCAACAACATCAGGTTTATTATTTCTAACATCTGAAGATTTTAGGCTTAATAAAGATAACACTAAAATGTTATGTAATATAAGAGGATTTTCTCTTATATTGTTTTATTCAACTCAATGTAAATTTTGTAAAGATTTAATTCCAATATTTAAGAAACTACCTGGGTCAATTGGTGGTTGTCAATTTGGTATGATTAACATAAGTCACAACAAACAATGTATAATTTTATCACAAAAAACTAATACTCCTATCAGAGAAGTACCTTATGTAATACTATATGTAAATGGAGAACCATATGTTAGATATAATGGACCACACGATCCTCAGCAAATTACTAGATTTATAGTAGAAGCAGCAAATAATTATAAAAAACAACAAACAGTTAAACAAAACAATAATAACACAATGATCAATAAAAAATCTAGTATTCCGGAATATACAACAGGAAAACCACTGTGCGGTCAAGATAATGTTTGTTATTTAGAATTTGACGAAGCATATACAAAATAAAATTGATTAAACTTTAATGTTATATTAAACAATATAACATTATGAATACTTTTCCACTTTACAATAATTTATCAACTCAACTCGGTGATAAACCTAAAAAACTCAATATTAAACAAAAGAAAGATTTTATTGAAAAAATCAACACACTCGATGACAAAGGTTTTGAATTAATATTTATATTAATTCAAAACTATTTATTAGATATACAAGAAAGTTGTTGTACAACTCCGTATAAATCTAAGATAGTATCTAAAAATGGTAATTTAATCAACATAAAATTAAACATAAATCAATTACCACCTAAACTACAACAAATTCTCTATAATTTTGTTTTAATGCATATAAAAAAAATGTTGGAAGATGAATTAATATTATCGGAAAAAAAAATAAATATTGATAATAAAAATGAGTAATAGAGAATATATTAATAAAGAGAAAGGATATGTATTTACATATAGTATTAAACCAGGTCAAGGACATTTAGACAAGATTTATAGTGAATTTGTATTATCAACAGTAAATTTTTGGTATGATTTAAAAAGTGTCAATCCTAATGTATTGACAACTATGGGAGTAATATTTAGTATATTATTTAATTATTTTTTAATTAAAAAAACTAGTTTTGTCTCTAGTATGTCTTTTTTTAAGACAATATTTTGATTATGTTGATGGTATATTTGCTAGAAATTTCAATCAAACTAGTAAATTTGGGGATTATTATGATCATTTTAGTGATATATTTATTTTCTATATACCATTCATAATAATATTATTAATATCAAAAAGACCTTTATTATACACATCTATTGCATTATCTGCTGGTATAATAAATTCAATACAACTGGGTTGTGTTGAAAGAGAATATAACCAAAATAATAAAATGAAAGTCCTAGTTTATTCTTAATTGAAAAATGTGTTTTAAACCAGAACTATTAAAATTCATTGATGGATGTGTATTTATTATTATAATAGCTATTATAACAACTATGGTTTGTTTAGAAAAAGATTAGAATAATCCTGAAATAGTATGGATAATTCCATTGTTTGCAACATATAAATTATTTTTATTTAAAATTTTGATATTATTTATGTAAACATCTCCGTCTAAATTATTTACTAAAAGTCTTTGTTGTTTTTTGTTTTTAATAAACATTGTTGGAGTATCATTTAGCACTTCTAATGTTAATTGTGAATTAATAATGTGTTTATTGATTTGATTTTTTGCAAATAATAAATCAATACTATCTAAACAGAAATTTTCTAAAACTTTATTTGTTGGTACAAATACAGTAATATTATGATAAGATGTGTCATTAAAAATATTTTCCATTTTTGCTTTTTTAATCAAAGTATAAAAATGACTAAATTCTTTATTAGACACTATAATATCTAATAAAGAATTCTTGTTAATTTGTGTTTTATTAGTTATACACAATTCATAATTTCTATATGTAAATGACAAATCAGATGGTTGTGAATTAGGATATGTTGATACCATTTATTTATTAAATATTTATTATAATATTTAATAAATATCGCTCCTGCTTGGTTTCGAACCAAGGACCTTGTGGTTAACAGCCACACGCTCTGCCTACTGAGCTACAAGAGCTAATTATAATAATAATTAGATCTTAAATATTTACTGCTCTTAGTGGGGATTGAACCCACGACCTATGGCTCATAAGACCATTGCTCTACCAACTGAGCTATAAGAGCTTATTGTGCAGTATGGGATTCGAACCCATGAGGAACTTAGTTCCAACAGATCTTAAGTCTGTCCCCTTAGACCAACTCGGGCAACTACACTTTATACTATAATTGTTATCTTTAAATAACTTTAAATACAACAATCATTGTTATAATAAAAATTGTTAACTTGACCAATACAACTTTATTAGAATTGTTTATTAAAACATTGGGTAATAATTTGTTTAATAAATTGTTAGTATTATCAACTGATAACACCAGAAATACTAAAGACAAAATTAATATTTTTTTAACATCATTAAAAAATATGTTTGAGGATTTTTCAGGGAATAATTGGTTACATAATTCTATATCATGACTGTTTGGACTATCTGTGTTAGTTGGCAAGGTTTCTAATAAATCACCATATACTTCATTAGTTTTGTAATTCATTTAAAATAGTAAATTAAATATTTAAATTAGTAATGAGTGAAAAATTAGATATAAACAATCTTAATGATTTATTAATTAACAACGGATTTATACCAAAAAAATATTTTGTAAATTATTATTTAAAATATATACTTGTTTTTAATACTAAAAATAATGATATTTTTCTTATAAAAATTAATAGGAAATTTAAGTTTAAAATTAATTTAGGCGATAATGTAGTAGAAATAAAAGAAATCAAAATTTTAAACAAATATATTCAAGAAAAAAATGATATTGATATTAACGATATGTACAACAATATTAATTTAAATCAAGAAAATAACATAGAAAAACATTTAGAAGATAATTATGAAATTTCAATAAAAATCGAAAATAACGATAATCCTACTTTGCAACAGATTTTTCGTCAGATAAAACGATTAAAATTTTGTGTTAAAAACATCAATTATAAAATAACAATTTTTTATAATAAATATCTTTGTACATTAGAAAACGATAAAATTTTATTTTATGTTATAACTAATAACAACATATCAATTAATAAAAATTTATCGTTTATGCTAAATATAGATATAAACAATTTATATAAAAATTTAGCAAATATTTCATATGAATCATACGAAGTCAAAAAAAATATATATAAAATACTTAGAAAAAATCATACTACTAATAAGTTTCATTTAGTTAGTAATTTACAAAAAAATACAAATTTAATAACACACAAAGGCAACAAAATACTAAAATCACACAAAAAATCTATAAAATATTTAGAAGAATTAGAAAATTTTATGAATAAACTAGAAAATACAGAAAAAATAATTAAAAAACAAATAAAAAAAACAAAAGAAACATTTGAATATAAAACAAAATTATCTAATAATGATAATAATTTTTTATCAGAAATTAAAAATGATAAATCAATAACAAATAAAGAAAATGAATTGTTTAAAATTACTATAATCAAAAAAGATATATTTGAGTTAATTTATCAAATAAAAACTAATTACGAACATAGTTTATTACGACTAGATAGTATAATGTTTGATAATACTGTTATGTTAAATTCTATTAACAAAAACTTTAATTTATTATATGAGTTATAATAAATGTATTATAAATCAAAATCAAATAATAATTTGATAATTGCGAGTGGTTTACTACTCGTTGTAATAGTAATTATATTAGTATTTATTTGGAATAAGAAATCCAAATAATTATTAATTACACATTCTTTTTAAATATTTCTGATTGCAATCACCATTATTTTTGTATGCATCATTTACATCAAAATAACCAGAATTACTATTCTGGACACCATGAGTTAATGCATCATATGACATAGATTTTACACAGGGAATTACCTGATAGTGTTTAGAAACACCATCAGATCCTTTCATTACATTAGTATCTTTTGAAAGCATATGACTAGAGTAATTATTTAAACTAACATAATTACATGAATTTAGTTTTTTAGAAGAATGATTCATTTATTAATATAAATAATTTTTTATTTTTTATTTATTATTACAAGGATTTGACATACCACCATATGCATTATTAACATTAAAATATCCATTACAACTACTTTGTTTCTGACCATGACTTAAAATATCATTTCCTACAGCACCCCATTGAGGTTTAACTGTAGTAGAATTTTGTCCAACCAATAAATCCCTGGAAACATTTGATGATACATTATAGTTTCCAAGAGTTAAATAATTACTTGAAGAAGATGTTGACATTATTTATTATAATAAAATAAATTTAAATAAACATTTTTATATAAGTATAATACATTATGAACATTAATACAAAAATTATATATCCAATTTTTTTCAAGTGTTGCACATATACAAAAGATTTATTTTGGGAAAACATATTTAAAAATTTAGCTTATTCAAAAACACCACATGGAATTTTTATATCAAAAGGATTTTTATGCAGTAAACAAAAAAAACAAGAATTCACATATAAATTAGATGAAAATAAAGATTCTATTACAGTTTATAACGAAGTATACAATCTACTTCATAAAAGATTAGGATTAGTATCAGATCAACAAAAAATAAGTAATATCAAAAATAGTAATGATATACAACAACAAATTAATACATATTATTCAAATATACAATGGAAAAAAATTAAACATAAAGTTATTAAAGATTCATTATTAGAACTTTATGTAATAAAATTAAAAAATAAACACAATTTAACAATACATCAAGCTAAAAATTTATTATTTAAAATTTATACTGTTATAAATTTTAAATTGATAAATGGAACAGATGATATCATATTCCAAAACGGAGAAATAGTAGATATTAAAAATTTTGATATATTAGATAACAATATTACTTTACATAAAGATATTGATGTTACTACAATTTGCAATACTAAAAAAAGAAGCATAACTAAAAAGAAAAAAATAAGTGATAATTGGGTAAAGTATATTAGAAGTCTAAGTTAAAATTTGATACTAATTATCAAATTTTCAATTATAATTCATCTTGACTTGATTCATCTTGACTTGATTCATCTTGACTTGATTCATCTTGACTTGATTCATCTTGACTTGATTCATCTTGACTTGATTCATCTTGACTTGAGTCTAATTCATGATAATAGTTTATATAAAGATTATTTTCCAATAATGTTTCTATCGATATTTCAGCTATGTATATAGCTGATCGTAAAACTTTTCTGTTAATTAAAGGATATTTTACATAAAAGTTTGGTTTTACATAAAATCTTGAATGTAGACTTTTGTAATGTTCTAAGCATATTTCAGGAATAATACTGACTAAATAATTACATACATAGTCCAGTGATTTATGCATTGATGCTTCTTGTTGTATTTGTTTTTTTGTTTTTCCTATTATCATTTCTTGTAAAAGAGGTGGTGCTTTGTTTAATGTGTCAATTAGTTTATCGTAACACAAATTTTCTAGAGATGTAATTTCCATAATTATATTTAATATATTTTTTGATATTATATTAAATATATATTAATTTTAAATTTACATTAAACCCAAACATCTTAGTATTTGTTGGTTAACCTTAGATAGATTATTAGTTCTACCAGCTTCAAGTTGTCTGATTATTGCTTCTACATCTTCATCATCTTCACCACCAAGACCGGGACTTCCAGCAGCACCACCGACACCAGGACTTCCAGCAGCACCACCGACACCGGGACTTCCAGCAGCATCAGCATAACCACCGACACCGGGACTTCCAGCAGCATCAGCATAACCACCGACACCGGGACTTCCAGGACCTCCATCACCACCGGCACCGGGACTTCCAGGACCTTCACCATCACCACCGGCAGCAGCAGCACCAGCATAACCACCGGCACTGGTAGCAAATAATCTTGCTAAGTTATTTAATACTTCTCTTGTACCTATTATTTTTTTACCACCAATTTCCCTGATCTCAACACCATTACCTAATACTGTTTCCTCATTTTTAGATAATTTCATACATCTTCTCATCTGGTAGTCACATACTTCATCTTTATTACAGTTATTAACATTTTCATCACATGTTCTTCCAGATGCTAAATATTTATCAAGTAATTCGTCTTTTTCAGATTTAATATTTAGTAAAACTCTGTTTAATTTTTCTAATCTAGCTAATAACATAGCTCTTTCATTAGGACTAACAGGACCAGCGGCACCAGCACCAGCGGCAGGACCAGCGGCACCAGCACCAGCGGCAGCAGCAGCGGCAGCAGCTGCGGCAGCGGCACCAGGAGCAGCAGGACTAGGTTCCCTACCTTGTTGCGCTAGTAGTTGTCTACCAATTTTACCATCTTTTTTAACACATTTTCCAGAAGCAGGATTACAAAGTTTATTGTCAGATGTACACTTTCTAATTTTTTCTGCGGTACACTTATTTTTTTTGCCGGGACTAGGTTTATTGGGACTTCCAGCACCACCAGCACCAGCACCTGGACTTCCAGCACCACCAGCACCAGCACCTGGACTTCCGGCAGCAGGACTAGGTTGCCTACCTTGTTGTGCTAGTAGTTGTTTACCAATTGTACCATCTTTTTTAACACATTTTCCAGAAGCAGGATTACAAAGTTTATTTATATCTTTACACTTTCTAATTTTTTCTGCGGTACACTTATTTTTTTTGCCGGGACTAGGTTTTTTACCACCGGCACTGGGTTTATTAGGACTAGGTTTATTAGGACTAGGTTTATTAGGACTAGGTTTATTAGGACTAGATTTCTTTAAATGTTTTAAAATTAATTTACATAAATCATCTTTTTTCATACTCTTGTCAAAATTTAAATTTAATGCTTTAGCAATTTTTTTCACCTCATCTTTACGTGTCTTATTACATTGTGTCTTATTTTTAAACATTTGTTTATTTATTATATAATATATATTTTTTTTCATAAAATATATATTATTATTATTTAGTAAATATTTATCTGTTCATAGAGTTCATTCTATTTCTTATTTCTTCTATTTTTCATTTCATTAACAGATTGGTTCTGTCTATTCATAGTATTATGATGAGCAGACATGTCTTTATGTGCACATCTAGGGTTAATTTCAGCACCAAATTCAGTAGTAAGGCCAAACTGTCCAGTTAAATTATGAACCTGGTTTAAACTATTAGTACGAGTAAGAGCACTAGGTTTAGTGTTTGGTCCAGCAATACCTCCTGCTGAAAGAGTAACATATTCGGTGTAGTTAGGTCTTAAGTGATTTTCAACTACAACACGTTCACTTGCACTATTGCAACCAGCTGATTTAGTTACAAAAGACTGATGGCAAATATCTCTACCTGTATTATCCATACCATTCCATAAAGGGCATAACATATTGTTAGGGTTTAAGAATCTGTCAGACTGAACTTTATTAGCCCAACCAGAATCTACTTTACATGTTCTTAATGAAGCTTCTAGTGATAAAGATGACATTATTTATTTATATATACATATATAAAATAAATTTAAAGATTTTTTTTAATTATTAAATAATGAATAACATTTATAAAAATCCAACAAATGCAGAACAAATTAAAGAAGAAATACTAAATTTAAAAACAATAGGAGAAATCAAACAATTTTATGTTAATATGTTTCCAACATTTATAATATGTTCTATAAAAAAATATAGTGAAGACTATCCATTTTTACAAAACAACTGGGATAAATTTTGTAAAGAAAACAATGTTACACCTACAGAAATTTTAATAGTAGACAATTTTGATTTTATACAAGAAAATAGTCTAGTTTTATTATTTTGTGAAATAATGTCAAAAGTAGGATTTTGTGTCAGAAAAAAAATGGATATTATACCATGCCAAGTATGTGGTTATGCCTTACCATCTAGAACATCATGGAAACTTTTGTTTGACAGTGGTAAAACTATTTTACCATTCTCTAACAAATGTAAAAAATGTATATAAATTATATTATAAAAATTATATTTTAATTAATATTTAAAATGATATTAATATTAATTAATAATTATGAATAATTTTAAAATTGTTGAAAACAGATTTAAACTTAATAATGAAACTTGTGAAAAACTTAAACAAATGACACCTAAGTTTGGATTTAACGGGTTAGGTGAAGTAGTATTTCGAAGAACCTATAGTCGTGATAATGAAGACTGGGCTGATGTTGTTATTAGAGTAACACAAGGTGTTTTATCAATTAGAAAAGAACACTTTATTCGTAATACACTTGAATGGAATGACAATGATTGGAATAGTTTTGCCGAAGATTTCGCTGTGTCTATGTTTAACATGGAATGGTTACCTCCCGGACGAGGTCTTTGGATGATGGGAACTGAATTTACTTATAACAAAGGTTCTACTGCACTTAATAACTGTTCTGCGACCGATACACGAGATGATTTAGTTTTAAGTACGGAATGGACTATGGATTGTTTAATGAATGGAGTTGGAGTAGGTTTTTCTACTAGTTGGAGAGGATCTGCTACCAAACCTGATAAAAATGATTACGAAACATTTGTAATACCTGACAGTAGAGAAGGATGGGTGGAAAGTATTAAACTTTTAATGGCTTCTTATGTCTACAGTAATAAATATGGAAAAAACAAGTTTCCTAGATTTGACTATTCAGAAATTAGACCTGCTGGTGTTGCTATCAAAAGTTTTGGTGGAACTTCATCAGGTCCTGGACCATTACTTAAACTACACGAAAGAGTTGAAGGGTACTTAGATTCTTTTTGTGACGGAAAACTTGAAACCAATGCAAAATCATGGGAAGAAGTCAAAGATGATGAAGGAAATTCCAAATGGGTTGAAAAAGAAATATTTGTTTCTAAACCATATGGTCATGTAAGACTAGTTACTGATATTTTTAATGCGATTGGAGCATGTGTTGTCGCTGGTAATGTTAGAAGATCAGCAGAAATTTGTTTAGGAAATGTTGAAGATGAAGAATTTATTAATCTTAAAAACTACCAACTTAACCCAGAAAGATCAGAAATCGGATGGATGAGTAACAATTCAGTAGCTCTTCAACCAGATTCTGACTACCAAGATTTTTCTTATATTCCAGACATGGCAAAAAGAATTTGTGACAATGGAGAACCTGGTATGATTAACATTTATAATATGCAGAAATATGGTAGATATGGAAAAGAAATGAAAGATGATGGATATTTAGTTAATCCATGTGGAGAGATTTGTTTAGAAAACTTTGAATTATGTAATCTAGCAGAAACATTTCCTCCTAGGTGTAAAAATGTAGAAACTTTTTACAAAGCACTGAAATTTGCGACATTTTATGCAAGTACAGTTTCCTTGTTACCTACACATAGATATGAAACAAATAAAGTTATTGCGAAAAATAGGAGAATTGGTGTTAGTATATCAGGAATTGCACAATGGGCATGTGGAGAAGTTCCTGAAGAATGGGGGCTGATGAACTACACAAGAATGACCAGAATTTTAAGAAAGTCATATAGTATAGTTAGATCAGAAAACAGATTATTAGCAAAAGAAGCAGGAGTCCCAGAATCAGTAAGAGTTACAACTGTTAAACCTTCAGGGAGTATCTCATTACTAGCAGGAGTTACACCTGGTGTACATTACCCAGTTAGTAGATATGCGATTAGAAGAATGAGAATCGGAAAAGATTCTCCTCTTGTAGAATCACTAATTAATTCAGGATTAAGTTATGAAGATGATCAATATTCTGATAATACTCTGGTATTTAGTTTTGTAATAGATCATGGAAATGTTAGACCTTGTGAACAAGTAAGTCCTTGGGAACAATTTTCACTTGTTTCTATGTTACAAAGATGTTATGCAGATAATTGTGTTTCAGCAACTATATACTTTGACAAAGAAAAAGACGGACCTGATGTTGAAAAAATGTTGGCAATGTATATTCCTATTTTAAAATCTGTTAGTATGTTGCCACATGCAGGACATGGTTATGTTCAGGCACCATACGAACCTATCACAAAAGAAAAATACGAAGAATTATTACAGACATACCAAACACCTGATTTTAGTAATGTTAGACATAATATACCAGTTGGTAGTAAGTTTTGTTCAGGAGATACTTGCGAATTGTAATTTATTAAATTTTAAGTTTTTATTTTTAATCAAATGATTAAAAATTAATAATAATAAATAAAATAATGAATCTAAAAATGTTTTTAAGTGATTCTGATACAATTGAAAAAAATGCCCTATTTACACCATGGTCTTTTATACATTTTCTATCTGGTTTCATGTCTTATCTATACATTAAGAAATACACAAATATATCAAATTTTAACATATTATTAATAACAATAATTATACATACTATTTATGAAATAAAAGATATATCATCTCATACATTAAAACTACATAATAGCAAATCAATTTGGTATGATAATTCTCTTTTAAATAGTATTGGAGACACTATAGCTTATATATTAGGTTTAATTATTGCACTTATGTTTAAAGATAAAATTAAAACATTATCTAATAAAAATGTAGTTACAATAACACTAATATTTTTAATCAATGTTGTTGTATTTTTAAATTATCTAATAGATAATTAAGTCAACTATGATTCAACTTGAACTTCGGTTGTATTCATTAACATAGCAAATAATACCCAACCAAATAATGGTGTTAATAAAAGTTTAGATTTATCATTTACAATAGCAATACAAGCCAATATTAGTGTAATACACAAAACTAATACCCAACTAGCATGTTTTTTCAAATTTTTACAACTATATATAAAAATCCAAGCAGCAAGACTAAAACTAACTAGAATATATAATACAAATTTAGTTGTTTGATTAGATGTTTCTCTCATAGCGAGAACCCAAGATATACCTAATAACACATACAATATAGACCATACTATTCCAAATACAAATGCAGGAGGTCTAAATTTAACTAATTTACCCGAGTCTTTCCCCATTTTACAAAATCCAGAAACTACATAACTTGATAACATTGGGGAAAAAAGATATACCAACTCATTAAGTTTTAACATTTATTAATACAATTATAAATAATAATTAAATTTAGATTACATTTACCTATATTTATGAATACTGTTATCAATTAGTTGTTGTTCTAATTCTTGTAATTCTCTTAAAATTTCTACACCTCGGTCATATAAAATTTCATCGATTAATTTATCATTTTGATTTTCATTTTTTGGTGCGATAGACCAGTATCTGTAAGTATTTACATATTGTCTCGATACAGGTAATCTAATATGAGATTTATACCTGACAACTCTACCTAATGCTTGTTTAGTTTTTACTACATTATCAGATGATTCAAATATATGTATATTGTTAGTATCTAACAATGAGATACCTTCAGCACCCGCTTCCGTTACAATTATAACCTTAATTAAATCACCATTTATATTTTCTATACTATTATATGTTTGTAATATTTTTTTTCTGTCGACATCTGTTAATTTACCATGAAAAATTACCGAATTAATACCGCATTTATTTAATAGTGTATTAATAAGATCACTACCTCCATGTGAAACAAAATATGTATAAACCATATGTTTTGTAGATTTATGTAGAATTATATTAACTAGTAATTTATAGAGTTTTTGTGAATGTGTTTTAATCCAATTGTTTTGTAATATATTTTCAGTAATCCAACCACCTTGAGTTTCTAATGTATCATTTAATAATTTATTATTGTTTTTTGAAAGTTTATCGTAATATACATTAGAAACTAGTCGAGATTTGACTCTTCTAATTGCTGCTACCTTATCAGAATTAAGTTTTTTAATTTCTTGGGGAGTCATATTTGGTTTAATTTTGGCATTCATATCATATAATTCTTTTGTCATCACATTAGTATACTTACTATATTGATCATCAGACATATTAGCTTTAATTATAATTTGATCATTTACTCTAGGATACATACCTGATTTACCAGGGAAATAAGACACTATTCCTCTTAAATAACTATCTTTAACTTCAACAAGTTCAGATTTATTCGTATCTAAATTTAAAACATCTAGTGGTATTTTAGGATTAAGTAGTTTAATAAGATATAAAAGTCCTAGTTTATTTTTAACAGGTGTACCACTCAAAGTTAATATTCGACAATTAGATAGTAACAACTTTTGATAAAAATTAAAATTGTTGTCAGACTTATTAATTACTCCATTTATAAAATTTTGTATTTCATCTATTATAACTAAGGTGTTGTCTATACTTAAATTTTTTATTTTTTTATAATATGTAGAATTATAAGCTATAAAAACAAATTTTTCATCAAACATAGCCGGAGTTTTACCACACACTTCACAATATTCCAAAGACCAATTAGCTCTTAAAGAACCTTGTGATAATACAATGACTCGGTTAATCATCTTTTTCTCTAACATTTTATCTGCTATCATTATAGAACTACAAGATTTACCAGAACCTAGTTTATGATACAAAAGCAAACCTTTGTATCGAGACTCTATAAAGTAGTCTAAGACTTCTTGTTGATGTAGTTGTGGTCGAAATTGTTTTTCATCCAGGTTTTTACATGTAAAAGTTTTAAACAAATGTCCAAATAAATCAACAATTTTTCTACAATGGTTAAGTATCGTCATAATACTTACACTCATCAAAGTTGAACCTTCTGGATTGTCTGATTCTTTACCTCTAACTATTAAACCCAAAGGTTTATATACTTTTTCAATCAACATATCGTTAACTGAAGGATCCGCTTCCAAAACTAATACAGAATTAGTTTTTATTATTTGTTGATTTTTCAAATGTTTTATAAAATTACATAATAATTCGGTAGATACTCCTTTTGTTGTCTTTGGTTTGTTTGGGTCTTTTTGAGAATAGAAACCTAATAAACGGAGATTACTTTTAAAAGGTCGATTAATATTATATCCATCTGATTTCTTCCATAATTGTTCTTCCACTAAAATATCAATTTCTGTGTTACTATAGTTTACTATATATCTGTTATCATTTACAATATTAATAAAAACTTTTTCATTATTAAATATAAAATTCATATTTATTATAACAATAATAAATTTGTTTATTTTTTATATAGAAATATAAATATAATAATGATAAATAATTCTGAAATTACAAAACTAAATTTATTAACACAATCTGACTTTGAACTATTTGTAGAAACTACTGACTTACATAAACTACATAAAATAAAACTCTACCTAGACAACTTATACTACAACACAGGAGACTCTGGTTTAGATGATTGGAAATATGATATATTAAAAGATTCTATCATTACCAAAGATCCCAATTATAAAGTACCCATAGGACACAAAGTTGACAAAAACAAACAACAGCTTCCATTTTGGTTGGGAAGTATGGATAAAATTTCAACTCAATCCCCTTTTCTTTATTATTATAAAGAGGTTGAAAAACTCAATGTTGATGATATAGCTAAATACACAAAAACAACTTGGGAAAACATGACAGATAGTGAACGAAATATTTATCAAGAAAAATCAGTAGAAGAAATTCAAAAAGAAATCAAAAGATGGTTAAACAAAAACATAGCATCAAGATACACAATACAAGACAAACTAGATGGTGTTTCTTGTTTATTGACTTTGCATAATGGTGTTCTCAAACTATATACTCGTGGTGATGGTAGTGTTGGGACTGATATTTCAATACTATCTAGTTATATATCTGGAATACCAAAAAATCTAGACGAAAATTTATCAATTAACATAAGGGGAGAACTCATAATGAAAGATAGTGTGTTTGATAAAAAATATTCTGGTAGTTATGCGAATGTTCGTAACTTAGTAGCTGGTTTAGTAGGTTCAAAAACTTTGAAAGATGGAATTAAAGATATCGAATTTATCGCATATGAAATTGTAGACACAGGGTTATTAAATAATCCATCACAACAGTTAGAAACATTACAACTACTTGGATTTAAAACAGTTAGAAAAAATATTGTAGACAATATAGATGTCAATTGTCTTATAAAAACATTCACAAATTTTAAAACAAAAACCAAATATCAAATTGACGGAATTATAGTTCAATCTGACAAACCATACATTAGAAACACAAGCGGTAATCCAAAATATGCCTTCGCATTCAAAATGAGATTTGGTGACAACATAGTAAAAACAACAGTGGTAGATGTAGAATGGAATGTTAGTAAAAGAGGAAAACTCAAACCAAGAATCAAAATTAAACCAATCAAACTACAAGGAGTAACAATAACATATACAACAGGATTTAATGCCAAGTTTATAGTAGAAAACTCAATAGGTAAAGGAGCTCAAGTAAAAATAACTAGATCGGGTGATGTTATTCCTTACATAGTTGAAGTCGTTAAACATGCAAAATCACCACAAATGCCTAGTATCGATTATAAATGGAATGAAACAAATGTCGATATTTTAATAACCAAAGACAATGATGAAATGTGTATTAAAATTTTAAGTAATTTCTTTTCTACTATGAACATTAAATTTGTAGGAACACAAATTATCAATAAATTATATGATTCAGGGTATGATTCACTATTTAAAATACTTGAGATGTCACGAGATGATTTAATAATGATTGAAGGTATACAACAAAAGGGAGCAACAAGAATTTATGATAGTATTCATAATGGTTTACAAAATGTATCTGTTTCTGTGTTGCTTAGTGCTTCTAGTGTGTTTGGGTTTGGTATTGGGACTAAGAAAATTGAAGAATTATTTAATTGTATTCCAGATTTGTTAACTATTTCTAAAACAATGACTAAATCTGAAATATTAGATTTAGTCAAAAATGTAGAAGGTTATTCTTTAATCACCGCAAAAAAAATAGTTGATAACATTGCAATAGCTAGATTGTTTCTCAAAAAAATAGATAAGTTTGTAACATTTCAAATTCCACAAAAACAAACTACTAATCAAACTTTTAAAAATATGAAAATAGTATTTAGCGGATTTCGTGATAAAGATTTAGAAAAATTGATAGTTGAAAGAGGTGGTAAAATAGTTACATCTGTTTCAAAAAAAACAGATTTAGTAATTACATCAGACATTAACAGCAACACAGGCAAAGTTAAGAAGGCACGAGATTTGGATGTAAATGTTGTTGATAAAAAAGAATTTATTCTACAAATTAATTAATATATATATATATAAATGAAAAAAAAAATTATAATATTAGTTATAGTTATAGTTATTATTGTAATTGTAACTATTTACTTTTTATTACAAAAAGAAACATTCACAAATCGTGTATTAAATTTACAGGATATGAATTATTTTTATCTTACACATAATAATGAAATTCGCAAAAATCATATACTTAATGAATTTAAAAATTTTAATTTAATAGAAGTTAATCCAGTTCCAGCAACAATTAAAAATAAAGCTGATAGAAATCAATCTGGTGCAACAGGTTTCATTAAAATTTTAGATTTAGCATGTTTATATCAAGATAATAATAAATTATTTCAACCTTTTTGTATATTTGAGGATGATGTAATTAAAAACCGGGAATTTCCATCACATCTCGAAATTCCTAATGATACTGATCTTTTATATATAGGTCTAACAAAATTTCATTGGGATGCAATAAATTTTAAACACACTATGTTATATTTTGATAACATTGATGATAATTTTATTAGAATTTATAATATGTTGACTACACATGGAATTATTGTATGTTCTATGAGAGGATTATTATCAATGCAAAAATGTATGTTAAGAGATTATCATCAAAAAAGACCATGGGATATAAGTTTAACTTTAATACAACCTTATTTAAATGTATATGCCTTAAAAGATCCATTAGTTTATCAATATGGTAAAATAGGAGGTGAAGAAGGACATACAAAAATAAATTTTTTACACAGAAATAGTAGTAATACTATACCTGATGAAAAAATTAATAAAACTGATGTTATAACAAAAACAATGATGAATCTACCATCTAATAATTTTAGTTGCTAAAATAGTTTTGCCTTTTTTAGAATTAAGTACATAATTAGATAGTAATCGTAGTTTTACTTTATTTTTTTCTATAAGTTTACTAAAATTTATATAAGTTGGATTTTTACAAAATGTTGATAAAGTGTCAACATTTTGTTTGGTGTAAAGTTGTTGTCGTCGATATGCTTTAATAATTTCTCTTTTTCTTTTTTCTCGTTGTCTCTTTTTTTCCATTTTTTTCCATTTCTTCCATTTTTGTTTTTTTTCGAGTTTGTTTTTCTCTTCTCTTTCTTTTTTCTTTCTCATTCTTTCTTGTTTTCCAGCCTCTTTTTGTTTTTTTATTCTTTGTCTGTCTAGTCTTTTCTCTGTCTTTTCTCGTTTTTCTCTTGTTTTCTTTGACTCTGTAGGTAATTGTTTCATTATTAAATCAAGTCTTTGTTGTTCTAGTTGTTGTTGTATCTTGTCTTGTTGGATTTTTTGTGTAAGATATTGTTTGTATTCGTCTAATGTAAGTCCAAATTGTCTGTGTTTAAGAGATGTAAGTTGTACTGGTTTTGGTATATTCATTTATTATAAATAAAATTAAATTAATATCAAATATCCATAACACAAATATATGATGATGACACGATTAATTACTAAAAACATTATTAATTCTAGTAATAAACTTAAATTAAGAAATTACTTATCTGATATTAATATTATGTATAGAAAAAATCACAAAAAATATGGAATAATAGATATGAATCAATATATGGATTTTTATGATGGAACAGTAGTTTACAATATATACGATTTTTCATCTGAAAAAAACTTAACTAATTATTTAAAAAGTAATGAGTTAAATTCCATAATTATTAAACATGATGAAATTTTGTATGATATTAAGAATACAAAATTATTTAATGTTGGATATATTTAACTAATGTATTTAAAAAAATGTTTTAGTGTATAAATGTCAGAACAAATTATAGATATAAAAGAGTTGGATCCTTCAATAATTCCTCCGACTACAGAAAGATTTAAAGACCCAAATTATAGTGGTGGTTCAAAGATAGTAGTTGTTGGAAAACCTGGTGTTGGAAAGTCTACGGTTATTAAAGCTTTACTCCATGCAAAAAAACATATATTTCCAATAGGTATGGTAATGAGTGGTTCTGAAGATAGTAATCATGCATATAAAGAATTTATTCCAAGTACTTTTATTTACAACAACTATAATGAAGAAAAAATAGAACACTTTATTAAAAGACAAAAATTGGCACATCAATATTTAGCTAATCCGTGGGGAGTATTAATATTAGATGATTGTACAGATGATCCTAAAGTTTTTAACAAACCTATTCAACAGGCTTTGTACAAGAAAGGTAGACATTGGAAAATGATGTATATTTTATCTTTGCAATATGCAATGGATGTAAAACCAGTTATTAGAACTAATGTTGATGGTATTTTTATTTTAAGAGAACCTTTATTAAAAAATAGGAAATCATTATATGAAAATTATGCATCTGTAATTCCTGATTTCCAAACATTTTGTGAGTTAATGGATCAGTTAACTGAAGACTATCATTGTATGTATGTTCATAATGCTACTAGTACTAATAATTGGACTGATTGTGTGTTTTACTGGAAAGCACCTTTAGTAGATAAAAATTGGAAATTTGGATGTAATGAGTATTTGGATTTTCATAAACAAAGATATAATACAGAATACAGAGAATCTTTTAATCAATTTTAGTTTATTAATAATTTAACTATATTTCTTTTGTTGTAGAAATATAGTTTGAAATATAGTTTGAAATATAGTTTGAAATAATTTATAGTACAGGGAAACCAAGAGCACCACCAGATACACGAATAATGTTGTTGTTAACAGCAGTAACAACAAGTTCATATTTCTGAGGTGCAACATCAGCACCATCAAGATCCTTACCGCCTGCGGCAGCAACTGCAGCAGCAGAAGCTTCAGGTACTACAGAAACATTAGTGAGTTTACCATAGTTGGTGGATCCCATAGGATCAAGACATAAGAAGTCAAGAGAATAAGAATACATGTGAAGTCCAAGAGTAGTGGGGACACTCTGTGCATGATAGTAAGGATTGACAAGAGAGAAGTAATCACTGCCCATCTGAGAAAGTCTCTGAGTGTTTTCGTAAATAAGAGAAGTTACAGAAATAGGATCAGCATCAAGATCATTACTACTGACAACAGCAGTATTAGGGTCATAGACTAGGGGAGATAAACTTCCGTAGTTAGACCATTCATTTCTAGCAGTAGTATTTCTTGCAGAAAAGAATAGAACTTTAATGGCATGAGAGAATCTTACATCAAATGACTGCTGAGGGTTAGTAGCAGGAGTGAAAGACTGTCTAGGGGCAGTCTGTACCTGTTCTACAAGAATGTCACGAGGAGCACAAGCCATTCTCTTTCTTTCATCATTAGATACGATAGCATAGTTAGCCCATACCTGTACATTTTTAAGTTCAGGAGCTACACCATTTAAGTTGGCAAGAGTAGGTACACTTCTAGATTCAGTAGCAGCGCCGGGAGTTTCAAGAATGAGTAAATCAGTCCAGTCACGAAGCTGGAAACTAATTCTCATTTCGTTGTAGGGAAGTGCTGCAGTAGGAAGAGCAACACCACTGTCACGGGAATAGAAAAATGGAAGAGGAAGATTTAAAGTAGTTTCGGGAAGACTCTGTTTGGGGTCAACTAACTGACTTAAGTTACCAACCATAGTATCATAACCTGCTTTTTTAGAAGCGGGAAGAGTAAATGCAGACCAAAAGTCTAAGTGATAGTTATCAAATCTGGCAGCGACAAGATCATTAAAAGTAATCTGACATTCATGAACAAGATTGTGCATAAGATTTTTAGTCCAACGAGCTGCTAGTGCAACACCCTGTTCATTAGTACCAACAACATTTACAGCGGGAACGGTAGCTCTTAACCAAGTATGAAGTAAATAATCACCGGCTCTAGAGATAGAGACATGGAATTCCTGACCAAACTGGGGCATACCAGATGCACGAGATAGACATACGGGTACCTGAGTAAACCAAGTAGATTTTCTAGTTTCGCGGACGAAATAAGCGGTAGCATCGGGACCACCATACATATATTTTTCGATTTCATCAAAAGTAGCAAGATCGATAAAACCAGAAGTTAAATTAGAAGAACATAAAGCCATTGTTATATTTATATTAACAAAATATAAAAAAAAATAAAAAAAAATGTTTTAAAAAAATATAATAAAAAAAAAATGAATAATAGTTTAGATATTTTGTTATTAGATAAAAAAATAAAAAAAATTATATCTCAGAAAAATAATATAGATATCTGTAAAAAAAATTTATTGTATATTGACAAATTATTGGAAAATGATACATTGAACAATAGAATTAGAAATGAATTATTACTAAACAAAGAAAATCTTGAAAAATATATACAAGATATTAAGATAGATAAACAATATAATTTTTATTTAATAGAAACATTTAACATCATATCAGAATATAAAAAAATGTTAAATACTACTATTTCAGTCAATTTTTTTGGGAAAAAGAAAAAAATAAATAATTCACAAAAACAATTATTAATCGATAAATTTTTATGTATTGCAGAAAAATATGTAGATATTAATATTGAACCAGAAAAAAATAACCAAATGAAATGTCCTAGTTGTAATAATACTAAAAACTTCGATATTATCAATAATAATACATATATATGCACGGAATGTTATGGAGAAAATCATGTAGTTAAATACATATCATATTATAACGATATAGATCGTATAAGTATCAACAATAAATACGAATATGACCCAAGAAACAATTTTAGAGAAAGTATTATTCAATACCAAGGTAAACAAAACAAAAGAATACCAAAAACACTTCTAGACGATCTTTCAACACAATTTAAAAGACATCATTTATTAAAAGATTCAAAAATTAACAGAATTAAATATCAGAATATAACAAAAAAGCATATATATATGTTTTTAAAAGAATTAAACTATTCTAGCTACTATGATGATATTCATTTAATACACACAATTTTCACAGAAATACCAGCTGATAACATTAGTCATCTAGAAAATATATTGATGGAAGATTTTAATATTTTGTTTAAACTTTATCAAAAAATGTTTAAACAAAAATATTCGAGAAAAAATTTTATTAACACACAATATGTATTATATCAATTATTAAGGAGACACAAACACAAGTGCAATGAATACGATTTTAGTTGTTTGAAAACTATAGACATCAAAAATTTCCATGACGATGTTTGTAAACGATTATTTGAAGAATTAGGTTGGAATCACACAGCTTATTATTAATTTAAATTATTAATTTTAATTATTAGTTATTAAATTAAACATAAATATAATGTCAACTACATTAGAAAAACTTATAGAAAGATACATTGATAAACCTTGGGATTGGGGCATCGAAGGATTAAGTAATAATACTTCAATATCACAAAAATTTATTGAACGACACATAGAGAAACCATGGTCATGGGGAAAATATGGATTAAGTGAAAACCCAATCGTTACACCTGACTTTATAGAACGAAATTTAGACAAACCTTGGGAGTGGGGTGAATTTGGTATCAGTTATAATATATCAATTACACCAACATTTATAGAACGACATTTAGACAAACCTTGGTCATGGGGAACAATTGGACTAAGTTACAATTCATCACTTAGCCAAAAATTTATTGAACGACATATTGATGAACAATGGGATTGGCATGTTTTAAGTAGCAGCCCTGTTATTACTACAAACTTCATACAAAAATATATTGACAAACCTTGGAGTTGGGGGTCGTGGGGATTAAGTTTTAACAATAAAATAAATACCGATTTTATCGAACAAAATTTAGATAATCCTTGGGAATGGGGACAATTTGGATTAAGTTCAAGTTCTTATATAACACAAAAGTTTGTAGAACACCATTTAGACAAACCGTGGATCTGGGGTATTTCTGGATTGAGTCGGAATCCGGTAATTACACCTGATTTTGTAGAACGACATATTGATAAACCTTGGATTTGGGGTGAATTTGGTATTAGTTATAATCTTTCAATTACACAAAAATTTATTGAAGATAATATTGACAAACCTTTGGAATGGGGTAGTTGTGGGTTAAGTGATAATCCATCAATCACACAAAATATTATTGAAGATCATATTGATAAACCATGGGATTGGACATGTTTAAGTAATCAATCTATAATTACACCTAGATTTATAGAACGATATATTGATAAACCTTGGAATTGGGGCAGGGGAGGATTAAGTCAAAATCCGGTAATTACACCTAGCTTTGTAGAAAGACACATCGATAAATCTTGGGAATGGGGAGAATTTGGTTTAAGTAACAACCCTAGTATTACACTAAAATTTGTTGAACAACACATTGATAAACCTTGGAATTGGGGTAAAAAAGGATTGAGTAAAAATAAATTTTTGAAACACGAATATTTTATATCAAAAAACTATATTAAAAAACAACAAAAAAAACAATTTGATAAAATAGAACAAGAATTGATAGAAAAAACTTGGAATCCAACTAGGTATATTAAATGGTGTTTAGACCAAGAAGATTTAAAACAATTAAAGCAAAACAATTTTTAAATAAATTTAAAATTTTATTTTATAAACTAGTTAAATATAATATAAATGAATAATTTTAACGGTTTAACTGAAAATATTTTTTTTGAAAATATATTGAATTATAATATAACTTATAATTATCAAACACCATTTAACACACCAAATAATTATGAACCTACTATTTTACAATCAAATCTAATTATAATAGATGATACATTGTCCCAATTACAAGATGATATACAAGACATTATGTTTTATGTAAATGAATTAGAATACATACAAGAAATTTCACAAGAAATTTCACAAGAAATTTCACAAGAAATTTCACAAGAATATCCAAGACAGATCGTATATGATCGTGTTAAATACAATAATAATTTAAATTATAACATGTGTGTAATATGTCAGGATAATTTTTCCGAAAATGAAGAGTTATGTAAATTAGAATGTGATCATTTATTTCACATAGATTGTATTGAAGAATGGTCTAAACACAAACAATTATGCTGTATATGTCAAAAATCTATTAAATTAGAATAATAATTTAATAAATAAATGTTTACATTTATTCGAAAAATTAAAAAAACATGGGATGACTATAATTTTGAAATAGTAGTTATATCTTGTTTATTATTTTTTATTGTATTTGGTATATATCATAAATTTATAAAAAAATCAAAAGGATCTTGGACAAAAGATACATTCAATGATGTTTTATTTACACATAATTTACTTTCCAATCCATCTGAAATATATAACAAATCAAATTATTCTCCTCAGTCAAATTATTCTCCTCAGTCAAATTATTCTCCTCAGTCAAATTATTCTCCTCAGTCAAATTATTCTCCTCAGTCAAATTATTCTAGCAGGGAAAGTAAAGGTGAAACTGAATGCAGAAGAACATTACAATCAATATTTAATAAACCATTCAATAAATCAAGACCCGATTTTTTAAGAAATCCAGTCACGGGCAACAAATATAATTTAGAATTAGACTGTTATGAACCACAACTAAAATTAGCAGTTGAGTACAATGGAGAACAACACTATAACTATGTACCTTATTTCCATAAAAATAAAGAAACCTTTCTTAATCAAAAATACAGAGATGATATGAAAAGACGAATATGTAAAGAAAATGGAATAGTTTTAATAGAAGTACCATATACCATTAAAATAGAAAATATTGCCAATTACATAAAAAATCAACTAGTTAAACACGAATACTTAATATAATTTTACTTTTTTTTTGTTTGAACACCGCAATTATTGTCTCTAAACAAAATATCTTTAATAGTAAACCATTCTTTGAGATACTTACAAATACCTCGAATATTAATTTTTAAAAATAATACAATTGTTTGTAAAATATCAGTTTCTAACTCTTGTAATTCAACATCACCTAGTTTATTTTTACTTTTAATAAATCCTATAAGTTGGTCTCTGTTAGTAAATTCATCAATTTTTTCAATCTCTTTATCATCTAAATTTAGTTCTGACAATTTAATATTATTTTTCAAAACTACTATCAATAAATCATTCTTTTTCCATGTCATACAATTTTTACCAGATTTTTGTTGATTCTTCTTGTCTGGTATATCTTTAGATATGTCTCTAATACAGAAAATCTTATTAAAACTATTGTATTGACCTATAAAAGCATACTTTTTCTGTCTAATAACCATTTCCAATTTTCTAGCCATATCATCATCTTGAGGAACATCGCAATCTTCCCAACTATTATCTTTTAAACACCTTACACTTCCTTGATTATTTTTATATAAAAGATACGAATATACAACTTGATTTTTAATTTCATAGTCTTTAGAAAAGTATTGTAATATTTCATCTTTTTTCAATGAGTCAGACAACATAGTATTTTCTAACAAAAATTCTTGTACCAATATCGGAAGTTTTCCAATATCATTAATGTTACCATCTCGAAATACTTTTTCAATAATACTTAAATGACTCTTTTCATTTAAGTCGGAAACAATATCACTAAAACTAGAATCCTCAACTGTAACTAAACACCGATTATAGTAATTTACACTCGAATTTATTTCACTGTTAGATTCTATAATCGTTGTCAAGTAGTAAATATTTTTGTATTCTCGTAGATATGAAACAAATCCATACTTATTTTGTATTTTAACATTAAGATTAATCATGTAGTATAAACAATCTAGTAAAATGTAAGGCAAATTCTGTCGATTGTATTGTTGAAAATTATTTGAAATATAACTAAAAAGTTGCGGGAAAGAACAAATTGATTGTTTCTGTAAGTAGACTTTGAGTAGATTTATGAGTTTTGATTTGTCTTGGTAATAAATATTATAAGATGATAAATCTAATTCGTCTAAATTGAAATCTAAATCAACATCTCTACACACGAAATCACAATCCATATATTCGCAATCTCTATCCATCTCATCATTATTTTTGTTGCGGTTGTAGTTTAAAGCACAATCAAATGATGACTCAATTATAAATCTTTCCACTCTTTTAATGTTTTTGTCTTTTATTTCAGATATCTCATACATCACTAAATCTATACTTTTGACATCTATATCTTGTGTTTCCATTGCTCTATTAAAAGAAATTCTCTGGAATATTTCAACTTGAGGTTGTATATTATTTTTGATTAACATTTGATGAGAACCAAATCTGTAACCTCGTGCAATAGCTTGACTAGTTTCTGAATAATTAAACCAAGGTGTATGAATTTCTTCAACTTGAACATTTTTGAGGGAAAATCCCTCACTAATTACTCTAGAACCTATAATTACATTTATTATTTCACCATTCATGTTGTCTGGTTGGTTAAATCTCGTTATAAGTTTTTTAATTTCAAGTGTGTTACTAGTTAAATTACTAATAATCGCATATCTAGCTTTTTGCGAGTTTTCAGGAATATTTGTACCTGCTTTAGAAAAACCAAACATATTTAAAATTAAACTAAATACTATCAAACCACTTCCTTCTACAAATTCATTATAAATAAATACAGATTTACCTTGTTCACGAGCTCGTAAAATGTTTCTAATAGACTCAGCATATTTGCTACTAAATCTTTCTAGTTTTAACAATTTTTCTTCGTTACTACCAGTTATTTCTCGTCTAAACTCTGGTGATAAAGCATAAGTGTAGATTTTCTTTTGTTTTGTATCGGTATCAATTATTGCCGATAACTTTTTCTTTTTAATTACATATTTGTTAAATCCACTTTTTCCGTAACTACCATTTGGGTACACAAGTAAAATTGCTTGTCTAGAATTGCTATAAATAGTTTGGTCTTCCGTATCTTTTATGTATGCCTGACGATATATTTGGTATTGAAAATCACTCATATAGTCTGGTACAACATTAAAGTCTCTTAGTGTTCCCATCGGTTGTCCTACAAATATTTTTTCAACATCTGATTTAACTGACTTTAGATATGATATTTTTCCTTTAAAAAGATTGTATAATTTGTCTCGTTTGTCATCTTTTAAGAAATAATCATCACCTACTTGTGTAAAATACTCTTCTATAAACTCTGTTTGTGTAGGCAACTTATCTTTTCGAGACAATAACAAATTCATAACACTAGATAACTCACTTAATTCGTCTTTTATAGGTGTCCCAGACAACAACAAAACTTTACAATTAGTTACATCGTGTAATAGTCTATAAAATTGTTGGTATACATCTATGTTAACTTGTTTTGACTGAATTCTAATGTTATGAATTTCATCAATTATAATCACACGATTGCTAAATTGATTTTTGATTTGTGTGTCTGTCATAGTAGATAGTTCTTTAGCAAATGTTTCATAGGTTTTGAGACTGTAATTTTTTCGTATCAATTTGTTTCTTCTGTGGATTTTTTCAAGATCTGTTAATTCTTCATAATTTTCCGGTATGTATTTACCATCAGTACACTTAAAAACTAATTCATTCACAAAATTATTTAAAATAGCATCACCTCTTGCTATGTATAAAACTTTAGTTATATTGTTTGTTTCTGATAAAATTTTCTCACTAATTGCGATAGAAGTACATGTTTTTCCGGAACCCATCTCATGAAATACCAATAATTTATCATAAGGTGTGTGACTAGACATATATCTAGATAAAATTTTTTGGTGTTTTAACAATACACCAGGATTTTCAGGTATATCTTCTAATTTATCTAGTTTTTCTTCATAAAATTCTTTTTTTTTGTAAATCAAATTGTTGAAATCGTTAGAATCATATATATCTAGTAATGGATAATTATTACTATTTTCAATGTTAGGATACTTTGGTAGAAAATTTTTCAAGCTTATTTTCATATTTATTTACTTACTTATTTTATAATATTTGTTTAAAATAATATTATAAAATGAAAATTCTAAGTATTATTCTAATACAGCATTAGGTGAAAAAGATGTGTAGGTTATACCATTTACACATACATCTTTATAATACCAATCAGCTTTTAAACACATTTGTTTTACAACATCATTTATTTTGTCTTGTGTCATAGTATTGAGTTTTTGTATTTCTATACTACTATTTGAGGCTTTTATTAAATCGTTGAAAGAATATTTACAAGGTGAAACAAGATTAAATTTAGTCTTTGTTATATTTTTTCTTCCAATTTTGTAGTTCATCTAATTCTTTGTGTGTAAATTCGTTAACAATTATTGTTTTATTTTTTTTTAAACAGTAATTACTTTTATTTTTTGTATATTGTAAAAACATTTAAGGCTCTCTTTATCATAAAATTTAAATACACATTTATTACAATCTTGTGAAAAACTAATTAAAGGATTAGTATATTGAGACATGCTTTAATTAGTAAAATATTTTAAAAATTAAATCAAATTTATAAATTTAAATTCATCATTTGTCGCGAGAGTAAATCTACATTTTCGTCTTGGTTTGTTTTTTCTAAGTTTTCATAACCACCTTTGTTGGTTAAATCACATACATTTTCATACAATTCTATAAATCTATTAACAAATAATTCATCAAGTAGATTACCAGTTGAACTATTTACTAGTCTCATACCATTTTTGTAGGCACAAGATAATGCTTTAATTGACAAACAGTAATCGTTACCATTTTCTCTGTATTTAATTAGTTCATAGTCGTTTACACCTACTAATTGATTTTTGTTTTTACATTGTGATTTTAAAAGACTTTTCTTAATCTCTCTCTTAAACATATATCTAATTGGTTGAGGTGGTTTAGCAGGTTGAGATACTCGTTTAGTAGGATTAATTACTTTTTCAACTTGTAGTAATAAGTCGCTTGTTGTTTCTTTAATACTATTATTTAATCTAACTCTAGCCATTTCTTTTTGAACATTAGTAATTAGATTGTTGCTAAACACTTCTGGTATTTTGTCTTCCATACTTAAACTAGTTAAACTAGAAGGAGTATAATAGTCGTTTCTAAGTCTATCTCTAAAGATATTAGCATTATATTTAATCTGAGTATCAAACGACATGTAAGTAATTATGTTTGCTAATTCCATCATTATGTCAATAACATTACGAGTAAGATCCATAGTTAATAAATTAGTTGTGTCTTTAACAAACATACTGTCTTTTAGATAGTTTTTGTTGTTAGGGTCAATACTTAAAAGTTGGGTTGATAGTTTAGTTGATACAAAGTCTTTAATTGTATTTCGAGTGATTTTGGTGGTAGGTTTTTGAACCTGTTGTAATCTAGGTTTTTCAATAGTTATAGGAATAGGGATCCGAGTTCTTCGCATTCTTTTAGGATCAGGACCTTGATTCATAAAGTTAATCGTTCGTTCATCTTCACCTTCTGAACCAGCTTCATCTTTTTGTTTATATTCAGAACCAGCTTCATCTTTTTGTTTATATTCAGAACCAGCTTCATATTCAGAACCAGCTTCATATTCAGAACCAGCTTCATAATCTGAACCAGATTCTTCTTCCATTTCTGATTCAATATCGTCTCTTTCCATATCTGATTCGGTATCAGTTCCAAACAAAGTATAAAATAATGGGTTTTGTCTTTGTTCTTGTTTTTTCTTTTTTTCTTGTTCTTCCTGTCTTTTCGACATGTCTCGTTCTTTATCAAGTCGTTCTTGTTCAAGTTGATATTGTATGTATATATCAGTTTTAATGTATTTATTAAAACATTCATTTAAATCAATGTAGTCTTTTACCTTATAATACTTCTGAATAAAGTCGGTTAATAATTCGTCGGGGATTTGTTGTAGTATGTTATTAAATAGTCTTTTTCTTGTAATATATCCTCTAGATTGAGAGAATTTTTGCATGTCTTTTTTAATTTCACCAATATTATCACCCAATGTTAATAAATATTCAATAAATACATCTTGTTCTTGTTTTTCTTGTTGTTTTTTCTCGATATTTGAAACACTTTGACTTCCACTGGTACCGCCTACTCTTGAAGGTTTTTCAGACTTCTTACTAGAAATACATCTTCCTGTTTTAGGATTACAAATTCTACCTTCTTCTTTACACTTTTTCTTCATAGAATTGACACAATTATCAGCGGGACATTTCTTTAAAAGTTCTTCTAATTCTGGTCTTTTGAGACTAGAGTATCCTTTACATCCTCTCTTTTTCAATTCGGCTTTCAACTGTTGAATAGACATTGTTGACAAATCTAGAGTTGGTTTGGGGCTTTCGGCGGCTTTCGTTTCTTCTCTTGCTCGTTGCTGTTCTCGTTGCTGTCGTCTACCTTTTTCTTCTTCTTTTTTCCATTTTTGCCATTCTTCTTGTTCTTTTTCTCGTCGTTTTTCCTCTTGTTTATTAACTTTAGAAGCTGTTTTCTTAGCTGCTTGTTTAACTTTAGAAGCTGCTGCTGTTTTCTTAGCTGCTTGTTTAACTTTAGAAGCTGCTTTTTTAGCAGCTGTTTTTTTTACATTTTTTAGTTTAGGTGCCATATTTATTAAATAATGATATTTTTTTTTTAAAATATCAATTTTAAATGTGTATATTATAGTTGTGTATCATTTGTTTGTTTTTGTTCGATTTGTCCTTGGTTTGTTTGGTGTGTTTGTATTACATCATTATCTAAACCTATACCTAAACCTAAGTCTAGTTTAATTTCTGTTTCCCGTAATTTTTTGATTTTTATTTCATTTTTGATGTTATGTTTTCTGATAAGTCTTTGGTAATAGTTTCTTTTACTTGAGTTTAAAATTTTTTCATATTCTACAAATAAAAGTTTTTTTGTTTTAATAGTGTTGCTATAGTTAATGTAGAACTCTTTAACAAAAGTAGTCCATTCTGACATTTTTTCCTGATCTAGTAAAGATACATTGTTCCATTGTTTCAAATCGTCTAGAGTAAGTTGAATATTGTTGTGAAATTCTGCATACTTTTCTGTTAGATTGTTGATTTGTTCTTTTAATTCATCTAGTTTGAAAAACTTTGATAAAGACAACACTAAACTAATATAGGTAGAAATTACAAGGGTGATAATAAAACTAATAGTATTAGGTATTGTTATTTCAGATCTTAATCCTTGTAAAAAGGCAGAAACAGTAGAAAAAAATATAACAGAAGTTTGAATAATTGAAATATATTTATTTAGTTTTTCGTAATATGTATCTAGTATATTTTTGTTGTCTTTAGAACAACTTAACATTTCTTTGAGTAGATAAAAAATTTCTTGTTTTTGTTGATTAAATAATTCTTGTGTGTTATCAGTCATTTATTTTAATAGTAAATATACTTAAATAAATTATTAATTCTTCGCATTCATGAGCACCTGTGTATAAAACCCCATTAATGTTCATTTTATATTTTTACATAATTCTAAAAATGATATTAACATTATTTGTTATCATTAAAGTATTTTTAAATATTAAATCAATCAATTATAAAGATTATCATATATATATGTACCTTTACACACATTATGTTGGTTATTAATCATTTTTCCCTCATCTCTATCAACATCTATTATCTTATTTGATTCGTGTAGTGAGTTAATAACCAATATTTTTGTCTTATCAGTGTATCTATAGTTATCAACTAAAGTAGAATGGACTATCGCAAAAATATGAGACGGTTTTTGACAATCGTATCGAGTAGAAGTACCCATTTCGTCTCTAAGTAAACTATAAAACTTTCCCTCAATACAATCTGCTAACTTATACAAACAACTTAGCATTTTTTCACAATCAAGTTTCTTAATGTTACAATAGATACTTAAACTATGTGTTATACTAACTATATTTTTATAGAATTCATTAACAACAATTTTTCTTAGATTGCTATTTAAAAAATCTGATCTCATGATTCTAGCTGTATCTACAATCATTTTGAGTATGTAAATAGAATGTACATAGTTGAATTGATTTTCTATAATTAACCATTGTTCGATAAAATCTTTATAATGTCTATTGATATTTTTATAGTTTGTTTTATCAAAAGGTAAAATAATTAATGACTGAATAATATCAATACAATAACTAGTATAGTTATCAAATAATCGTGATTTAGTGTAGTCTAGTGTTTTTATTAATTGTCGTGTTATACTTTTTTCTCTATAAGAATCACTTAAAGACACATCCCAACCAGACTTAGTATCAACATCTAAATTTTTAAATATATCTAATACATGTCTTCGGAAGCTTTTATAAACACTATTGTTTCTGTGTTTAGTTAGTTCACGACTAACAGATATTAAAAATAATTTGAAATCAGATATTTCATCAAATCTATAACTATTAAATCCAACATGTGTGTGATTCATAGATGAATATAAGTATTCATCTTGTAAATCGCTACTATAAGAAAAACCATAATCTATGATAACAGGATAATATCCAAATGTAGGTATACTAAACTGATTGTCTTTATCTAAAACATATAGCATAACCAAGTTTTTATCACAATTTTTCATCAAAATATTAAGAGAATGTAAATCATAATGGACGAATTTTTTGTGTTTTTGTGCAATTAATATTGCCAATAAAACTTGTTTGATCGCTGATATTATAATTTGATCTTTTATGGTGTTATCTCTAATTAAATCGTATAAATGTTTATCGGTTGGTATATATTCTGTTAACATAATTTCTTTTTCTAATTTATATTGTTTGTCTTCGAGTATGAAAGGATTGTCTTGTGTATCGTGAGTAGTATTAAAAAAACAATTAATACTCCCTATCGTATTAACAAAGTTAATACAAAATCGTGTTATTGATTTTAAACTATTAGTTACTATGTATTCATTAAGGATAGTATAGTTGAAATATTTAGATATTTTAAATACACACTTTTGGTTGTCTATTAGTGTCAAACCTGTAATACCTTGTTTTCCCTTATTTTTAAATTTTTTAAGAAAAATCAACCATTCATTATAATCTTGATTTTTGTTATTTTCAAAAAAATTTAACTGAGATATATATGAGTCAGTTAATAGGTTTAATGTCATTAGTATTATTAATGTAAATTAATTCTTAAATAAAAAAATATATATATAAATGAAATTATATTATTTATTACCAATTATTTTAATCGCAATTGCAATTGCAATTGTAGTTGTATTTTTTTTAAATCCTAATAAAAAGGCTGAACCAGGTTCATATTTTGATACTGAAACAAATACTATTTTAAAATGTCCAGTTGGTACTTATCAAAATAAAGATGGACAAACATCTTGTTTAAAATGTTCTGAGGGTACTTATCAAAATAAAACAGGACAGACAACTTGTTTAGATTGTGACACAGGTACTTATCAAAATAAAGATGGACAAACATCTTGTTTAAAATGTTCTGAGGGTACTTATCAAAGTCAACCAGGACAAGAAACTTGTTTAGATTGTGTCGCAGGTACTTATCAAAGTCAACCAGGACAGACAAATTGTTTAGATTGTGTGTGTGGAGAACCTGGTACATCTAGTTGTAATACTAAAACAGGAGGTTGTAATTGTATGACTGGTTGGACTGGAATAAATTGTGATAGTTGTGACACTATTAATAATTATGTAACATATGGTTTTAGTAATAATGACTGTGTATTTATACAAAAATGTTCATTACAAGTAGAAATGTTATATACTCTTACTCAAACAGCCCCTTATGAACTTTCAGGAATAACACTATTAAATAGTGAGGGTAAAGTAATATTTATTAAGGATATGGAATACACAAATATAGGAAATACTAAAGAGATAATTAATATGTATAATGATGATACTGCTCCATCACAAATAATCTTACAAAAAATATTTAGAAATGATCCAACATACATGAATAACACGAATAACCGAATGTTATTTGATAGTTATTACATGCCTAGAGATTATGATTATAATAGCAATGGGGTTGTGTCAATGATTAATGGAACATTAAAAGTTGAATTTAATATACCATTAACCCAAAATAATATACCAGCTTATATCTTAATGAATGCAAGGGGTGATTGTTGTCACGCCAATATGAACGGTGTGAAACTTACCTTCATTCGGGAAGATAAGACTTTTACTCATACAATTACAGGTCTAATAGAAGATGGTACTGTAAAACAACAACTTTTACAAATACCTCAAAATCCAGGAAACCAATTAGTAAAAATTCATTCAATACTTAATGATGTTAATAAGAAATTTGAGTTCACAATTAATAATACACAAAAAGAGATATCAAATGTAACTATTGCTAATTTATTCGATTGTGATTTAATTGAAAATGAAATAACGAGAGTGGGAGGTCCTAGTATTTTTTCTGGATCATCATGGTATAGTTCTCAGTATACATATACTGATCGTAATGAAGATATATGGTTTATTACAGATATATTTAATGATGTAATTAGTAGATTTAGTATTAAATTAGTAAGATTTAAAGATAACAAATCGTTTTCTAACTTTACACATTCAGCTTTAGATATATATAATGCACTTAAGACGGGAAATTACGATTCAAAATTATTTAATACTGGAATAAATCAATTATTTCATATGAATTATAATGGAAATACTATACAAATAAAATGCACCAGTGACACTGACACTGACACTGGAGCTGATGTATTACAGAATATTTACTCTTATATGAAACCAGGTCAAGCACCTTAAATGTATAATATTTTGTATGAAACTGGATTTTATATTGTATATTAAAAATCATATAATAAATATATTTAAGTATAGTTTACTGAATAAATATATTTATTTTAAAGATATAAACGAAAATTTCTAAAGATAATTATTAAAATATGAATCGGATACTTACCAAGATAAAGATTTGCAAAATACTAAACTTTATATGAAAACTGAAGTATATGTTCTGTAATAATAGCAATTCCTATTCCAATTAAAATATTATCATCATACTTATAATATCCAATTCCAATTAAAATAAATCCTATTATAAATGCTAAAATATCTGTAATTTTACTACTTACAAAAGAACAATTTTTATGTTCATCTTTTATTGTATTTTTCATCATTACATAATATAAAATTCCCAATAAAATTCCTATTCCTACAATATTTAATTTATTCATAATTTATAATAATAAATTTAATTTTCTATTTAATAATTAATAGTAAATAGAAATGACGGATACTTCTACAAATTCTGTATTACAGCCTGAAAATTTAAGTGTAAATTTATATAAACACCAATTATCATCTATATATAATTTAGAACAATTAGAAAACAATGAAATAGTGTTAAGAGATAACAATAAATCAATCAAAACATCAATTGGTGTTTTTGCTGATCCTGTTGGTTCTGGTAAATGTCATGGAAAAGACACTGAAATATTAATGTATGATTGTCGTTTAAAAAAAGTACAAGATATTAAAGTTGGTGATTTGTTGATGGGTGATGATAGTAAATCTCGTGAAGTTTTAAGTATTACTTCAGGTCGTGAAAAAATGTATAAAATACATCAAGAGTATGGTTGTGATTACACCGTTAACGAATCTCATATTTTATCATTACAAGTTTTTAAAACCAAACAATTAATAGAAACTAAAGACCATTTTATCATAAATTTTTTTTGTAAGTCCAAGTTAAATTTCGATCAAGTTAAGTATTCAAAAAATAACATTGATTACGATGTACTAAAGACTATAATAACAAATGTTTATGATAAAATTAGTGTAGACAATAAAATAGATATTTGTTTACGAGACTATTTAAAACTAGATGATAATTTAAAACAAAATCTTGTTGGGTATAAATCTCAACTTGAATTTAAACATAAACCGACACAAATTGATCCATATTTCAAAGGTATTTATTTAGTGTGTAATTTTACTCAACAAGAAATAATTTTAAAAAACATACATTTTAAGTCTTTATTTTGTTGTAATCAAAGCAGCAACACAGATGACTCAAATATTAATTATATTTTTAATTCAAGTAAAGTTCGTTTATTGTTTTTATCTGGAATAATTGATTGTATAGGGAAACAACAACAAACATATTATAAAATTTGTTTACATGACGAAAATATTATGAATATTATTGTTTTTTTATGTAGAAGTTTAGGAATATATATAACACTTATATCTGATTATGAAATAAAAATTCATAATTCAAAAAATGCATCAAACTTATATCTAAATTTTGTTAATAAAATAGATTTTTATACAGATACAAATTTTTCTTTATCTAAAATTACCATAGAACCATTAAACTATGATACCTATTATGGTTTTACAATAGGAAACAATCATAGATATTTACTAAAAGATTTAACGGTGACTCATAATACATTTTCTATGCTAGGTTTATTGTCTAGAGATAAACTAAAATGGGATGTATCAACTAATTTTACTAAAAAACATGTAGTATTAGAGTCTGCTAATTTGATTAAAAAAATAAATAAAGTCAATTATTCTAGGTTAAAAACTAATTTAATTTTAGTTTCCAATTCTATAATAGCACAATGGATAAATGAACTAAATAAAACTAACTTAACTTTTAATACAATAACAAGTAATAAAGAATTAAAATCAGTCATTCCTAACAACTATGATTGTATTTTAGTTAACACATCAATGTATAATAAAGTTATAGATTGTTATGACAAATATGCTTGGAAAAGATTTATATACGATGAACCAGGTCATATTAAAGTGCCGAGTATGAAAGATGTCGTAGCAGGTTTTACTTGGTTAATTTCTTCTACACCAGAACATATAATATATAATCACAAAAATTGTAAGAAAAGTTTTATGAAAAAAATCATAGGAGACTTATGGTGTAACTTCGAAAATCATTTTAATTACATTATTATAAAAAATAACAAGGAATTTATTGAAAAATCATATCAGTTACCAGGAATTATATATGAGAAATACTATTGTAGAAATAATGTTTTAACAACACTAAAAGGATCTATCGACAAAAATTTATATAATATGATAGAAGCTGACAATATACAAGATGTAATGAATCAATTAGGATGCAAAACAACAGACAACATCATAAAAGTTATTACACAACAAAAAACACAACAAATAATCAACCTAGATATGGATATTGAATACTATACAAAAAAAGATAATAACAAAAAAGTACAAAAATATAAAGAAAAAAAACAAAGTATTATGAAACAAATAGAAAACATTAAAATAAAACTACAACAAAATAAATCAATTTGTAATATATGTATGGATACTATTCACAAACCAATTTTAGAAACTAATTGTCATAATTTTTTTTGCGGAAAATGTATTTTATTATGGTTAGAACAAAAAAATACTTGTCCATTATGTCGATCAAATATTAATAAAGAAAACCTTATCATGTATGATAATAACATCGATAAATCAGTAATAGTTGAAGAATATCAATCAAAAACTAAATTAGAAACTATAGTATCTATTATATTGTCAAGAAAAAACGGAAGTTTTATTATATTTTCACAATATAAAAATACATTAGAAAATATTAACAAAGTTTTAGATAGAAACAATATTTCTCATACAACTATTAAAGGAACATATAAACAAAGACAAAAACAAATTAATGAATATAATAATAGAAATGTATCAACTATATTACTAAATTCTAACACAGATGGAGCAGGTATTAATTTACAAAAAACTACAGATATTATATTATATAATCAATTATCTGAAGATACAAAAACACAAATTATAGGAAGAGCACATAGAATAGGAAGAATAGAACAATTGTATATACATCAACTAGATATAAAATTTAAAGACCAATAAACAACTATTATATAAGATAGTTTATTTATGATAACTAATTACAAATGTAGCAAATATAATTGTTGTAGTTTGGCAAGTATAGAATATAGCAAGAAAAATAGAGAAAAATATCAACACAAAAAAAATAAAGCAGGAGTCATTATTCACGATAAAACACAAGATAAAATACTGATTATACAATCTCGTGGTAACTTATGGGGATTTCCAAAAGGTTCACTTAAAACAAATGAAACATTTTTAGAGTGTGCTATTAGGGAATTATACGAAGAAACTGGTATTAAAATACAAAAACAAAATTTTAATACAGAAAAATCTATTAAAATTAAATCTACTAATGTATATTATTATATAAATATGGAACAATGCAATGTTAATATACAAAAAAATATAATAGATAATGATGCAACCGGTATAGGATGGGTTAACATTAATTGTATCAAAAAAAATAATTTTATTCAAAATATAAAATTCAATAAACATTTTATTATGTGTTTTAACACATTTTTTTGTTAAAAAATTAAACCATAATTTTCGTTATAATTTACTTTTTTAACATTATCAATATTATCACTATTTTGAATTATCATATCATTATCACATTTTACCATATAATCATCGTCGCAATTATACTCAGATAATAAATGTTCTACATAATCTTTACCATATACTTTTTTATCATCTAAATTAATTACAATTGTATTTTTACTCTTTTCATGAGTAAATAATGTATTTAGATTATCTTCTGAATTATAAGAAGGAATTATATTACTTGTTAAACTAATATATTTAGGAATAGCTAAATTGTTGTAATCAGATTCATTTTCTATTTTAACTATTACATTTAATTCATTTATTTTTATTGTTTGATCTAACAAAGAATTTATTAAAGGTTTAAGTTTTGGTAAGTTATCTTTATCTGTTTTTACAAAAACAGATAATTTGTTATCTTTATAGGATTTTAAATTTTTGAAATTTTCTATATAGTGTTCTGTACTATTTACATGCAATTTTATATATCGTATTATACCAAAATATTGTAACAATATTACACATAAAATTAAAATATTTAATATTATAAGAATATGATATTTATTCATCTTTATTTAATATTAAATATTATTTAATATAATTTGTTTTTAAATCTTAATGTATTTATACTAAATTTTATTAGACTTGTCTCTGCTAGACTTGTCTCTACTAGACTTGTCTCTGCTAGACTTTTCTCTACTAGACTTGTCTCTACTAGACTTGTCTCTGCTAGACTTGTCTCTACTAGACTTGTCTCTGCTAGACTTGTCTCTACTAGACTTGTCTCTGCTAGACTTTTCTCTACTAGACTTTTCTCTACTAGACTTGTCTCTACTAGACTTGTCTCTACTAGACTTGTCTCTGCTAGACTTTTCTCTACTAGACTTATCTCTACTAGACTTGTCTCTACTAGACTTGTCTCTACTAGACTTGTCTCTACTAGACTTGTCTCTACTAGACTTATGTAATTTTTTATTAAATCTTAAAAGTAAATTATTAAGTTTTTGTTTTTCTTTAATGATTTGTTTCTCTTCATTATTAAGTTTTTCTATTCTATCAAAATTATTTTTTTCTATATTTTTTTCTATATTTTTTTCTATATTTTTTTCTATATTTTTTTCTTTTAATAATAGTTCTTGTTCTTTTAAAAATAATTGTTTTTCCCATTTTTGTAATTTTTGTCTCAAATCTTCCTGCTGTCTTAATAATTCTTCCTGCTGTCTTAATTCTTCCTGCTGTCTTAATTCTTCCTGCTGTCTTAATAATTCTTCCTGCTGTCTTAATTCTTCCTGCTGTCTTAATTCTTCCTGCTGTCTTAATTCTTCCTGCTGTCTTAATTCTTCCTGCTGTCTTAATTCTTCCTGCTGTCTCAAATCTTCCTGCTGTCTCAATTCTTCCTGCTGTCTCAATTCTTCCTGCTGTCTCAATTCTTCCTGTCTCAATTCTTCCTGTTGTCTTAATTCTTCCTGTCTCAATTCTTCTTGCTGTCTTAATTCTTCTTGTTGTCTTAATTCTTCTTGTTGTCTTAATTCTTCCTGTCTCAATTCTTCTTGCTGTCTCAATTCTTCTTCCTGTCTCAATTCTTCCTGTCTCAATTCTTCTTGCTGTCTTAATTCTTCCTGTTGTCTTAACTCTTCCTGTTGTCTTAACTCTTCCTGTTGTCTTAACTCTTCCTGTTGTCTTAATTCTTCCTGTTGTCTTAATTCTTCCTGCTGTCTTAACTCTTCCTGTTGTCTTAATTCTTCCTGCTGTCTTAACTCTTCCTGTCTTAATTCTTCCTGTCTCAATTCTTCTTGCTGTCTTAATTCTTCCTGTTGTCTTAATTCTTCCTGCTGTCTTAACTCTTCCTGTTGTCTTAATTCTTCCTGTCTTAATTCTTCCTGTCTTAATTCTTCTTGCTGTCTTAATTCTTCCTGTTGTCTTAATTCTTCCTGCTGTCTTAACTCTTCCTGTTGTCTTAACTCTTCCTGTTGTCCTAATTCTTCTTTATTCAACTCTTCCTGTTGTCCTAATTCTTCTTCTTTATTCAACTCTTCCTGTTGTCCTAATTCTTCTTCTTTATTCAACTCTTCCTGTCTCAAATCTTTTTCTTTTCTTAAATCTTCTTGATTTAACTCTTCATATTTTTGTAACTCTTCATGTTGTTTTAACTTTTTTTCTGAAGATTCTTTTTCAACAAAAGTAATTTCTTCTGTATTATTTTGAATTATTTCATCTAATTTAATTTTATGTTCAATAGGAACTAACCATCCTTTTTTTCCACCTTTCATTCTTGGATGCCATTTAGCACCTATTAATTTAAGACTTACACTATATTTATCAAAATCACCCCAAACTGCAAATTTATTCTTATTATAAAGTTTATATGTTAAACTCATTTACTATTTATAATATTTTTTTTAAATTGTAATAATATAAATGTCTAATAATTTTACTAAATCAGATTATGTTAATAATTTTAGATCAAGAGGAACAATTACTTTTTTCCCTAATACAAATGATAAAGGATTTTTATATATATTAAATGACGAAAGTAATATTTTATCAGAAGATTATTTATCTACTTTCATTCAGCCAGGATTTTTACTTGTAAATTCTAATTGTTCACCAAATATTAGTATTGGTAATGATAATAAAAATACCTTAATGTTATTAAAAAAAAAATTAAAACTAGACAATAATAATAAAATTTGTGTGTTACATTTTAAAAGATTTGATATGAATCCTATGAAAAATAGTGTAATTTTAAAAAATTCAGATAATACATATGATAATATTAAATTTAATGTAGGTAAAAATAATTCATATTCAAATGAATTATTACTATTTGAAAAAGATTCATTAAATGACACATATATTAAAGTTAGTTTACATACTAAATATTTTGTAAATAATATTTTAAATAAAAATTATCCTATAGGTGAATTCATTCTTTTTACTTTAATAAATGAAAATACAATTATTAATCAAATAACCGGAGAAAAAGGAGAACAGGGTGATAAAGGAGAACAGGGTGATAAAGGAGAACAGGGTGATAAAGGAGAACATGGAGTTCAAGGTCCTAGAGGACAAAATTTTATTGTAAACGAATTTAATGTAATTTTCAATGAAATATATAAAGATAATTTAGTTAATAATAACAATATATCTGAAAATAATGTTTATATATTTATTGTTAAAGAAGATTCTAGAGTTAATAAAATATCACCATCAGGTGATATTTCAGGTCATATAATTGTATATGATGGTAATAATTATACATCATATGGACCTTTTACTAGTCTTAGAGGAGATAAAGGAGAACAAGGAGATATAGGTATTCAAGGATTACCAGGTTCTCAGGGACAAAAAGGAGTAAAAGGAGATAAAGGAGATAAAGGAGATAAGGAGATATAGGTATTCAAGGATTACCAGGTTCTCAGGGACAAAAAGGAGTAAAAGGAGATAAAGGCGATAAAGGAGAGCAAGGAGATATAGGTATTCAAGGAACAAAAGGATCTCAGGGTCAAGAAGGAGTAAAAGGAGATAAAGGCGATAAAGGAGAGCAAGGAGATAAAGGTATTCAAGGGTTACAAGGATCTCAGGGTCAAGAAGGAGATAAAGGAGATAAAGGAGATAAAGGAGATAAAGGAGATAAAGGAGAACAAGGAGATATAGGTATTCAAGGATTACCAGGTTCTCAGGGTCAAGAAGGAGATAAAGGAGATAAAGGAGATAAAGGAGATAAAGGAGAACAAGGAGATATAGGTATTCAAGGATTACCAGGTTCTCAGGGACAAAAAGGAGTAAAAGGAGATAAAGGCAATAAAGGAGAGCAAGGAGATAAAGGAGAACAAGGAGATATAGGTATTCAAGGAACAAAAGGATCTCAGGGACAAGAAGGAGTAAAAGGAGATAAAGGCGATAAAGGAGAGCAAGGAGATATAGGTATTCAAGGAACAAAAGGATCTCAGGGTCAAGAAGGAGTAAAAGGAGATAAAGGCGATAAAGGAGAGCAAGGAGATAAAGGAGAGCAAGGAGATAAAGGTATTCAAGGGTTACAAGGATCTCAGGGACAAGAAGGAGTAAAGGGGGATAAAGGAGAACAAGGAGAAATTAATATAGGTAGTACAATATTTGCTAGTATTAAGAATAATTGTGTTGATATTGCATATAAAGATTCAAATAATGAAATATTTTCAGGATCTGGATTTTTATATAGGAGAAATAATTTTACATATATTATAACTAATGCACATGTTGGAATTTCTTATATAACAACAGAAATTTCAAATATGAATTCAAAATCTAGATATTCTAATGAAATTTATTGTACATTATATTCAAATACTCATAATAATTATGTAACAGTTAATTGTGCTGCACTTGCAGCAGATGCAAAAGCAGATTTATTAGTTTTAGTACCATATAATATTATAGGTACTATTGATTTTATTGATAATGTAGGATTATCATTTGGTAATAGTAGAAGTTTAAATCAAGGTGATATTTGTTATGTTATAGGTAATCCTCTTAATTTTGATGTTTTAAGTATAAGTTCAGGTATAATTAGGGATGAAAAATTTATATTTTCAAATGGTGTAGAGTCTGTTTTAATTTCGGCACCTACACATAGTGGAAATAGTGGTGGTCCTATTGTAGATATATATGGTAATGTAATTAGTATTTTATCTCATGGTATAACTGGAACAGATAGTTTATCAGGTGGTTGTTCTCAATTTATGATGGAACCTATTCTAAACTATTTGATCGATTCTACAGATGTAACTAGTATAAATTTACAACAAATATCAAATATAAATACATATGAACTTCAAAAATCCCATTTTGATATTCAATATGAAATATTAACAACATCACATATTTTATCAAAATCAGTAACATTAATGGTTGATATAGATAGAAATTATCATGGAGGTGTAATATTTAAAAGTCAACCTTCAAACACAAATTCTAAATTTCAATTAGATGATATTTTATTGAGTATTCGATATCAACCAATATTATCCTATGATCCTAATTTTATTGAAGATCCTTTAGATACTAGTATATCTTTGTATGTTACGATAGAAATAAATCAGTGGAATGGTTATTCCCCAACATGTGCAACATGGTTTATAAATAAAGATAATATTGATACAGTTAGTATCAATATTATAAGAAGTAATAATCTAATTACATTAAGTAATTTAATATGGAATCAAGATTTAAAATATATGGATGAAATAAATGATTACCCATTAACTAATAATTTAAAAAATTAAGTTTATTTGTGATAATTTAATAATAAAATTGATTTAAATAGCTAAATTAATTATTAAAATATATGTTTAGTAATCAATTCAATTTCATAGATTTGTGTAGTGGAATAGGTGGATTTCATTCTGCAATTAATAAAATTCCAAATATTAATTCATCACTTGTGTTTGCATGTGATATTGACAAAAAATGTCGTGAAGTATATAATTTAAACTATGGTAAAATACCAGAAAAAGATTTAACAAAATTAGATCTAGATAGTTTAATATCTAATAAAAAAATAAATGGAATATTTGCTGGATTTCCATGTCAACCTTTCTCATTTGCAGGTAAAAGACTAGGTTTAGATGATATAAGAGGAAGTATTATATATTATATACTTGATATGATATTAAAATATAAACCTGACTTAATCTGTTTAGAAAATGTAAAAGGAATTAAATCAATGAAAAATAAAAAAACACCTGTAAATGATATAACACAAAAATTAAATATTACTAAAAGTTGTAATGAAGTTAGTATTTATGAATTTATAAATGAATATTTATTCAATAATGGATATTTTGTTTATGACAGAGTGATAAGTCCCGATGAAATAGGTATTCCACAAAAACGAGAACGTGTTGTGTTTGTATGTATTAAAAAAACACTATTACCTGAATATGAAAAATCAGATTATATATCAAATTTTAACCAAGAAATAGAATCTTTAATTTCTAAAAGAAATTCCGAAAATAGTAATATCAAAAATTTTCAAGATGATAACGAAGTAGAAGAACGGTTTAAATTGAAAGACCATAAAAAAACAAGTTTAGAATTATGGGAAAAATTTGTTTCTATGAAAGAATGGGATTCAATTGACAATAAAGACTTATTACATATATACAATGAAAAACTTAATAAAAAAATAAGAAAGAATTTTAAACAAACTCATTTTTTCATAAATTTTAAAGATTTTAAAAAATCCCGTGTAATACCTGATAATTTAAGACACTTAAGAACTAGAGATATGTCTGAAAGTTATAAAAAAACTTGTGATATATGGAATTTGTTATATGATAACAATAAATCAATTAAACGATTAATTGATAAATTTTTAAAAATAAATCGAGAGAAAATTGAAACATTACCTTTCTTATCAAGATACTTAGAGTATTCTGGTGGGGAAGATTATTCTTCTACAACAACTTTAAATAATAAATATGCTCAGTTTAGACAATCAGGTTTAAGAATTAGAAAAGGAGATATTTTTCCTACTTTGGTTAAATCTGGACCCAGACCTATTATAATATCCAAACAAAGATATTTGACAAATGTAGAAATGTTAAAATTACAGTCTTTTAATAGCGATTTCAAATATCTGTCAGATATTAGTTTAATGAATCAATGTGGTAATGCAGTTAATGTAGAAGTTATAGAACTAATGCTACAATCAGGATTTAATTTAATTAATAATGAAAATTAAAATTGATTTACAAACAAATAAATATTTAAATTTGACTATGTCTACTCATCAGTCACCTAAGGTTGTTCGTACCTTAAACGAAACGAATACTGTTCGTAACAGTACCAAAGTTCCTAAGATAATGATTCAAAAAAATGTAATTATTAAAAATATTCCTATTATAAGATCAAATATAGTAGTAAATATTGATAAAACTAAACATAAAATAACTATACAAAACACTATAAATTATATTAATAAATATTTAACACACTTAAATTGTAATATAAGTTGTGATAATATTGTAATAGAAAACTTTAAACAATTAAAATCTAAAGATTTGAAAAAAATTTTAAAATTTTACAATATAAATTATAATATAAAAAAAAATGATATGATATTTATTTTAAACATAATAAAACCTGAAAAAAAAAAGTGTTTTAAATTGGAAGATGAAGTTTTCAACTACTTTAAAATAAATAAAAAATTTACAATTGATAACAAATCGTATAATATTACTAACATCATAAAAAATAGTAAAAAATATAAAAAAAGTGATATACGATTAATATTAGAAAAAAATAAAACTGTAGATTTACAACTAAAACTACCTAATTATTATTTTGTTGAAAATTGGATAAATTACATTACTAGATTAAATCAACAAGAACTCATTTTTATAAAAAATATTTATAAAAATGATAAACACCTCTTCAATAATTTAGTAAAACAAAACAAAAAAAAATTACACATATCAAATTTAGTAGTATTTGTTGTTAATAAAAAAACAGACTATGAAATAACTGATCCAATTATTAAAAAAAAATATATTATGGGAAATTGTGATGGAGATTACTTTTATTATGGTATATCAAAACTAAATCATTTTACAACAAATGATTTAGTTTTAGTAACAGACACTTACATCAACAATATTAAACTATATTATAAAATAAGACCTATATATCGTGATACTTCAAAAACTAATAATAGAATAGCCAACAATTTAGGAACTTTTAAAGAAAAAGAAGATTTAATATATAAACTAAATTTAGTTTGGAATTAATTACAATCAACTTTAATTAAATTTATAATATGAAACTATCATATAATTCTAGTTTATTTTAAAGTAGTAAAATTAATTTTTAAACTTAAAAAAAATTATTAATCCAATAATAATACCTATACCTAACAATATAAAATTTATGGTATTATTATTTGTATCATTATTTGTATCATTATTTGTAGATTTATAATTATTAGGATAAATATTTTTATAAAATTCGTTTGGATTTATATTTTTTCCAGGTAATAATAATTTAAAAGAGTTGACATCAGTTAGTGATAATCTATAATTTTGTTGTGATTTTTTGTTATTAAGTGTGAAACTTGCAGGAAAAAAATAATGCATTATTGAATATTTATCGTAATTAAAACCATTATAGTGATTTTTATTGTATTTTTCAATAATATTTTTATATGTTTTTTGTTTATCCCATCCTTGTGTAACTTCTCCCCATTTATAAATAAATGGTTCGTTCCATTTAATTTCATTACCATGAGGATTCTGGTGTTCGTGTGACAAACCAATAAAATGACCAAATTCATGTAAAATAGTACCAGAATCTAACCAACCAAAATTCATTGTAATTTTATCTGTTGAAAAATAATGATCAATACCTATTAAGGACCAAGAACCTTTATTTGTATCAAATCCTATTCTAATTACACCTTCTTCGGTAGAATCTAAAGGAATAAATTCAAATTTCAAATTTAACAAAGGTTCAATTCTATCTTTTACAACTTTTTTAATAGCATCTGGTGGAGATAAATCTCTAATTTCATCTTCTATAGGATCTATCAAAATACGATTTCCTTCATTATCATAATTTTGTTTCATTTTTCCTAAAGGTGTCCATTTAATTTTATCATTTAATCCATGGAATGATATTGTAACTTTTTTAATAAAATATTTTCTTTCCATTATAGATTGTACTATTCCCAGTTCTGGATTTTGTAAAGTAATTATACCTTTATCAATTAAAGATCTAATTCTAGCAAGCATCATTTCTCTTTGTGTATTTTGGTTATCACTTTCAGGACTTACATAATGTTCAATTTGACATAAATTTAGTTCATCAAGTTTTTCTTGTATTAAATGAGGACAACAGTCCATTATATTTGCTATATGATTACAATTACGAGTTATATCATATACATTAGAAAGAACCTCGTTATGATTATTGTCCCATTTGAAATATTTAATGTTTTCTAATTTTTCTGTTATATAGTTATTATTGTTACCCCAAATTTTTTGTTTAGTATTATTAAAATTTTCTATAACATTTTGATCGTTATTAAACAATTTATTAAATGTTTTGTAGTTTGATGGTTGTGTATTTTTTTTTGTGTTATAGTATGTTTTTATATTATTTAAATTAAATCTGTTTGATTGTTGTGTCGAATTTAGATCAGTATTTACATTCACATCTATATTTGTATTAGTAGTATTAACAATATCTGTATTAGAATTTATTCCAAATAATTTTTTAATTTTGTCATCATATTTTTTTTGTTGTGTTTGATTTAAATTTACATTTTTACTAACATTTTTATCAAAATTTTTATTAATATCAAAATATGTGTTATTATTCAACTTAGTATTATTTCTTACTTTATTAGTTGACTCTTCTGTTAATATAAGTTGTGAAGGATCCCAAACAGATGGAATAGTTGTTGGAACTAAAACACCAGGATCAATTTCATCAATGTTAACATCATCATTTTTATTTTGTTTTGATGATTTGCCTTTATTATTTCTATTATTATTATCACTATTACCACTATTAAAACTATTACCACTACTTCCACTACTACCACTATTATCACTATTACCACTACTACCACTATTACCACTATTACCACTACTACCACTACTACTGTCACTATTACCACTACTACTGTCACTATTACCACTACTTCCACTACTACTGTCACTATTACCACTATTACCACTACTACCACTATTACCACTATTACCACTACTACTGTCACTATTACCACTATTACCACTATTACCACTACTACCACTACTACTGTCACTATTACCACTATTACCACTACTACTGTCACTATTACCACTATTACCACTATTACCACTACTACCACTACTACTGTCACTATTACCACTATTACCACTACTACCGCTACCTTGATTATTATCGTTTTTTAAAACATCATTATCAATTATGTTATTAACATTTCCATTCCCATTATTTGTCTTTGATACCCTATTTTTATTTTTTGAAGATTTATTGTTACTTAACTTTAATTGATTATTTAAGTCCATATTTCCGACTACACTATTTATTTTATTAAGTATACCTACATTATTTGAAATATCAGTTGTATTAATATCTTGAACAATACTATTTCCTGTTGTCATAGATATTATATCAGTACCCACACCTACACTATAATTAAATGTTTCTTTTATTGTTTCTTCGTCGTATGTTGATATTGGTTTCTCTACACAGACATATATATTTCTAAAACTCATTTATTAGTTATAATATTTAAAAAAAAAATTTATTTAATAAATGAGTTCAAATATTATCAAATATTTAGATATCACTAGTTATACAAGAAATAGAAATTTATACCCTAATCCCGCCCAATTTGAAATAGTAGTTTCAAATAACAATAATAATTTTAATGTTTTGAGTGCATTAGATCCTGTGTCTAAACAATATCCTATAATAAGTTTTGTACCTCAAGACGATATAGATAATTTAAATAATAGTATTATATTGGATGATGAAATTATTTATACAAATGAAAAAATTGTATTATGTTTTCCAAGTGACCAAAACATTAATAAATCTATAAACTATTACAGAGGTATTACATTAACTATAATTTCAACAACAACAAGTTCAACAGAAACCTTTATAGTAACTGGTTGGGTTTATTTAAATTCAATTGTTAAAATGTCCCAAAACTACGATTGTTTTCAGATATCATTAGACAATTCTACTTCGATTGATATAACAGATAGTGGTGTAAGTTTTAATTTTAATCAACAAACAAACTATGATACGGGATCAATACATATTCCTTTAGGTGTTGCAACAAGTCAAACATATAAAAACTATTATCTATATAATGATGACCTAAATGAAAATGTTATTATTAATGCATACGATGGTACTTTTTCTACAGGTTTTTTTAATGGTCCATTATCTAGTTGGTCAAATGATCATCAAGTTTCTTTAGTTGAACAAATACCTTATGGAAATGGTTTAATAGTTGCAGGTTCTACTAGTAAAGTATTGAAACTCGATTTAAATATTATACAATATACAAGTAATATTGTTGGATCTTTTATACGAATAATTGATAGTTCTAGTCAAAATCATAATTTAGTAAGGAGAATTATTAATTATGATTTAAGTGAAAATAGTATAATTGTTGATATTAATTTTAAAGAAAATGTATTAGAAGATAGTAAATTTCAATTACTATCTTTTACAAAAGATAATTATAACACAATAACATATAATGGTTCACTTATACAACAAGAGTCTTGTTATGATGTCCAATTATTAAGTCTTATAATACCAAATATAAATTTACAAAAAGGTGGTATTACACTATCTTATCCTTATTTATATGTTGCATTATATAATATTTCTACTTCTAATAGTATTAGTAGCAATATTATTTATTCAAATAATCCTAATTGTAATAAGTGTGTATTTAAAGTACCAATTACTGATTTATCACCACAATATTTAAATTCTTTTTTGACCTTAGATAAGAGTCTAATGTCACAGACTATTAAGATAAATCCGTCAAGATCATATTTTTTTAGTATTTATTTACCTGATGGTTCTTTGTATGAAATGGATTTTGATGATACAATGAGTCCTAATTTACCTAATCGTTTATTACAGATTAGTGCAACTTTTTCATTAAAAAGAAGAAAATAATTAATTATATTATATAAATATGAGTAATAAAACTTGTTCTTTTAAAATAGCAAAAGTAAAAGATTCTGATTCTGATTCTGGATCATTTTCTAAATTATCTGCTGCGATTTATGCATCTAAAATTTGGGATTATAATAATTATCCTATTATTAAATATGGATTTGTAGAAGAACCTCAAAATATTGAAATAAAAGATAGTAGAAACCAAGGTATTGATCCTTTACAAAAAAATATTAATAATAATATTGATCAAAATATTGCTATAGATATTAAGGATGAAATAAAAAAAATAGCGGATACAATTAATAAGTTTATTGGTATAAAATTAACTTATACAGACGATATTACAGCTGCAGATATAAAAATTGGTTTTGATGTAAATGATGGTGCATGGTCATTATTAGGTACAGACACAGTAAATAGTGGAAATAATAAAACAATGAATTTTGGTTGGTTTGACGTTGCAACTGTTTTTCATGAATTTTTTCATGCACTAGGTATGGTTCATGAACATCAAAACCCATTTATGAATCCTTTTGAATGGGACAGAGAAGCAATATATGCTGATTTTAATGACCCAACTAATCCAAATCAGTGGACCCAAGAAGAAATTGATAGTAATATTATAGATGCACATAGTTTTAACAATGTTAATAGTACAGAATTTGATAAAGATTCTATTATGTTATATTGGTTTCCTCCTGAATACACAAAGAATAAAGTAGAAGTAACTCAAAATTTAAGAATTTCTCCAAGAGATGTGTTTTTTTTAAATTTAACATATCCTATTAAAGATAAAAATTCTCGTCAAGTTATTACAACTTTTTTTAAAGAACATTTTAATGAAGATATAGATTACGACAATTTATCAATTAAGTCTACTACTCCTAATACGGTAATAAAACCTATTACTTATATAGGTAGTTTTGGTGATAATTTAAAAGAACCCATAAATAACATAAAAAATTTTATAAATACTTATAAATATATTATTATTGTATGTTTATTGTTGATAATAATTTACAAAATATTAAAAAAATAACTTAATTATTTCAAATAACTAATCCTTTCGTTTTTGTTGTTAATTTATTAATTTCATTAATAACATACTCAATAGATTTAAACTCGTTCCAATCTATTCGTAATACAGGAATTCTTGGTTGTATGTCTTTTAGCCATTCTTCGTAACCCTGTTTAAGTTTTTGTAGATACTCGATAGGAACATTTGATTCACAATCTCTTTCTCTTATTTTTATTCTGTTTAATGCTACTTCTGGTTCAACATCTAAGTAGATGATCAAGTCTGGTCTGTGTAGAAAATTTGACATATTGTGATATAAATCGCAGTATGTTTTAAAATCTAATTCACTTATGTGACCATCTTCATACAACATCTTAGCAAAAATTACATCTTCATAAATAGTTCTGTCTTGAATCGTATTTTTTTTAGACCAAACCATTTGTTGATGTTGTGTAAACCTATGATTTAACAAGAAAACTTGCATAGGAAAAGCATACTTTGGTATATCTTGATAAAATTTAGTTAAATATGGATTGTTTTCTACTGGTTCAAATAAAGACTCAGCATTCATAACAACAGATAGTTGTTGTGTTAATGTAGATTTTCCTACACCTATTATTCCACTAATTCCTATTACAATATTATCTTTATTAAATGCTTGTGAATATGATTTTTTCATTTGTTGATATATATATTTACTTTGTTATTAATAGATAAATCAATTTTAATTAAAATTGATTATTTATCTAATTATTAAATTAATATAAAGTAAATGAAATTAATATTGAAAAATTTTAGATGTTATCAAGATAAAACATTTATATTTAACGAAGGATTAAGTTTAATTTCCGGAGTTTCAGGTGTTGGTAAATCTACAATATTTTTAGCAATTAATTTTGCTATAACTAACAACGGAACTAAACTACCTAGTTATGGAAAATCTAGTTGTAAAGTAGAACTACAATTAAATGATATTAAAATAGTTAGAACAAGAAGACCCAACAGACTTTTGGTAAATGATGTTTACGAAGACGAATCAGGTCAGAATATCATAAATGAAAAGTTTGGGAAAAAATTCGATATATGTAGCTACATTGCTCAAAATTCCTACAAAAATTTTGTGTTGATGAGTCCTCTTGATAAGTTAAATTTTATCGAAAACATAGCATTCAACAATGTAAACCTATCAGAAATCAAGTTAAAACTAAAAAGATACATAAGTGATTGTAGTCAAAATTTGTCAATCTCTAGTACTAAGTTAGATACGACACGACAGATATTTAATAACATGATCTATCCAACTAAGTCTGTATTTCCTGTTAAATGTAAACCAAATCAAATACCTGTAGTTATCAAAAATGTAGAAACCAGATCTCGACAACAACAACAAAAATTAGTTAAACTAAACGACAAACTAGAAAAGCTCAAAAAACAATTAAGTAATATAATGATTCTATCAACAGAATTAGCTAACAAACAACAACAAATAGAAAAAATCAATAATGATATAATGGAAAAAAACAAAGAAAGAGACGAAATCTTAGAAAAATACAAAGGCGATGATAGCTTGTCGTCTTTACAAAAAAAACTAGAATTATTTTTAATATCAAAGAAAATTTTACTATTAAAAGATGAGATAAAACAAGGTAAGACAAGCTTGGATGATATGTATCAAGAAGAAATCGAACATTTAAATCTCAAAAAACTTAAACTAGAAAAAAAGTTGTGGAAAGAAATGTCTAGTCAAGATTTAAACACAAATTTACAAGAACTCAAAAGTTTTAAAGCTGATATGTTAAAAATAGAAATGTACAAATCTCAAATCAGTGAAAATACCATAGACCAACAAGAAATAACAGACAATGAAAATGAAATAATTCGTCTCAAACAACAACTCAAATATTACAAAGAATTACAACAACAGCAAAATACATATGAATGTCCATGTTGTAATGTTGTATTGAAATTAGAAACAGATCGTTTGGTTAAATACACAGCAACCTATATCGAAAGTAATAATGAAACTCGAGACACAATTGCTAGTGCTATTACAAATATATCTAATGAAATTAGTTTACTTGAAAACAAAAACTATTCTAATAAGAAAAAGCTAGAATCCAATATTAAATTAACCAAAAAAATTGATGATATAACTCAAATGTATGAAGAAATAATAAGTGTAGACCAAGTTGACGATAATATTAAATATTTTGAAGACTACAAAACACAACAAAAAATGTATCAAAACAAACTAAATGAAATAGTAGAAAATATTACAAATAAAAATTTATCATCATCGTATTTTAATTTCAAAAGAAAACTAGAAAAGAAACAGAAACGACTAGAATCTTTGTGTAATAGCAATGTAAACACCGAAGTTGAATTGCTAGAGTTTGATATTAATGATGAAGAGTCGTTAAGAAATGACATTATACAACAAAACACATTAAAACATGATTTGGAAATAAACACCACACAAATAGAGAAACAACAAAAAGAATTGGTTGATATTAATATTAAAATCTCTAGACTAGAGAAATCTCATCTGCTAAAGTATAAAAAAATCAGAAATGCGGAAATAGTCGAAGAAATGATATCTAGTCAAGCACAAGATATCACTGAGACAATTCAAGAAAAAACTAAATTTGAACTTTTATTACAAAAGATAGAATATTGGAAAAAATATAAATCAGAATTAGATAATTACAATAATCTAAATCAGAAAATTAAACAACTAGAACAATTAGAAATTTCGTGTAGAAATAAATATAATTCATCGTTAAAACTCAAGGAAAAGATTATTGAGGCAGAAAGTGTGTATATGATTAACATTATTAATCTTATTAACATACATGCTAAAATGTATCTCGATAATTTTTTTAGTGAAAATCCGATTATAGTAGAACTACAAACTTATAAGAAAACATCTAAAAAAATTAAACCACAAATAAATTTGTTAATTAATTATAAAAGTATGGAAGCAGATTTATCTATGTTGAGTGGAGGTGAAATAAGTAGAGTTATATTAGCATTTACACTAGCATTAGGAGAAATATTTAGTAGTCCTATTATGTTGTTAGATGAATGTACATCGAGTTTAGATCAAGACTTGAACGAAGAAATTATTGAATCTATTAAACAAAATTTTAAAGGGAAATATACATTGATAATAGCACATCAAACTATTAATGGTAAATATGATAATGTAGTCAATGTCTAATTGTGTTTATCTTGTTCATACGACTCTTCATCATGTGAGTAAACTTCTGATGATGAATCGTATTTTTTCTCTTCTGTTTTTTCTTTTTTCTTTTTGTATTTTTGTAATTTTGCGACTATTAATTGTAGTAAAGTGTCCATATCACAACAAAATTTTGTATCTGAAACATATGTAAATTTTAAGTTTTGTAAACCTATTGTTGCTTTATCTAAATCGTTTACTATGTGTTGTCCTATCAAATATTTAGGATCGTTTGTATTGAGTCTATCATAACTAATTAAAAGCTCAAATGCTCTGTATATTGTTTCTTGTACAAAGTTTAATGCATTTCCTCTGTTATCTTGGTATAGAAATGTTCTAGAAAATGTTGTACTGATTCCGTTAGGTTGAACATACATATATCTGGTGTTAATTTTTTCACCTTTTTTAATCTTTCCTAAAAATTTGAGTTTACTTATTATTTCATGGCTATTATCTTCCATTTATTTAAAAATTATGATTTTTAAATAATAAATTGTATTTTAACAATATATTAGTGTAAAATTTTAATAATAATATAGTCTAGATGATTACATACTAATTTTAAATTATCAGAATTTAACAATTTAATAATTTGTTGTTTAAATCTGTCACATCTTAAATTTAAATCACCAGCATAAACTTTTTTAATACCATTTACTTTAATATTCTCAATGTAGTCATTGATAATAATGAATTTATATTCATCAGGGTTTTGTATGGTAGTCATTAATATTTCTATACTTTTTTCAATTTCATTTATTTTTTCACTAGATTCATTATATAGATTTTTTGTAAACTTATATCTTTTTTTCGTGTTTGTTAGAGTTTTCTTTTGTGATTCAATAGATTTTGTTAAAATGTAGTCTAAAACTTCGGATGTTTGTTTCATTTCAAAATCAAATTCGTCATCTATTTTGGTAGGATCATCTTTATCATTATGAGACAATTTGTATAAAATGTCTTGTTTACCTTGGCTGTGAAATATTTCGACTAATTTATCATAAAAATCATTTTGATGTTTTTCTCTTTGTATAATCCACTGTTGTTTCTGTTTCTTTTTATATTTGTTAGAACTTAATCCGTTGTCAATTATAATAATTTCGTTTAGTATTTTTCTACATTCTTCTTCTACCAATTTAAATTGTTGGAAATTACTAATTTCAGAAGATAACTCTTTTTCTACTTTTTTTAATTTTTTTTCAAATATAGAACATTTATTTTTTTCTGTTTCTAAATCATTTTTTTCTGATATAAGTTGGTCTTCAATTTCAGAATATATAGGAATATGATTATTATAATAATCTTCGATAATTATATTTTTTAATTTTTCATCATTAATTATTTCTTCTCCAATATCATCAAATATTGTCGAATTATTATCTCTGATTTTTTCTAAATCACTCATACTAAAACCTCTATCTAAATGTAAGTTTAATACAATAGTATAGTCGTATATAATTCTTATTCCTTTACATTTTATTAAAGTAGTTCCTGGTTGTATACCATGTTTTTTACCTTTATATTTTCGTTTATAAACTAAAATAGGTTCTGTATTTAACAAATTCTTTGTTTTGTCTATATTTGTATTATTAATCTTATTAATCTTATTAGATAATCTTATTTCACGATCTTTATATGTTTCTTGATTGTTTAGCATTGTTTTATATAAACTTTCGTATACACTTCTCGAATCTGATGATTTATGTTTATCAAATATTAATGTAACAAAACAACTTTCATTGTAATGTCTTCCGGGAGAATAGTCGGTTTTTGTAGGAAAAAGTTCATATAATGTCTGTGGTACTAATCGAGTAACATCAGGAAAATTATTATTAAATTGTAAATTAAATAATTTTAAGTAAAGAGAACAATCACATTCTTGAAGATTTACAATTATTGTCGTAATGTCAGTATTATTTAACACATCTAATCTATTTTGTAATATATTAAAAATACCTTGGTTTTTTTCATTCATTGCATCGGTTATTTTTCTTTGTAATAAATTTTTATGTAATGTACCTGATAATTCTTGATATCTTTCTGTATTAAATGTAATATAATGAACATTTGCATTATTTGGATCTTGGAATTCTAATATTTTATGATCTGAAAAATTTATAGAATGATTTTCGTGTCTTTTATGTGGGTATAAATATTTATCATACCATGTCTCAGAATACTTATTAGTAATATAAACACCAGAAAGAATATCATCCTCACCAGCAACATCACCAGTACCAGCAAAATCACCAAGATTAGAATTTTCTTCTATTAGGTATTCTTCCCCTTTAGATTCACCAGTATCAGAAACACGAGAATCTGTATTTCTTATACATTTAATACAAGCAGAATCAGAATCATGATTACATTTTTTTATAGATTTATTTTTTTTTGATTTTTTTGCCATTTATTATTAATATAAAATTATTTTTTATATTAATATAAAATTATTTTTTATATTAATAATATAGATAATATAATTATGTCAAAAACAAAAGTAATATGTATAGGTGATCCTCATATTCAAACTAATAATATTCCAGAATTTAACATGTTTATAGAAAAACTATTAGGCAAAATAATAGAAATAAAACCTGATTTTGTATGTATATTGGGAGATGTCCTACATACTCACGAAAGACTACACACACTCGCATTAAACAAAGCATATGAATTTATAAACAAAGTCAGACAACTAACTAAAACATTTGTACTAGTAGGTAATCATGATATGTGTAATAATCAACAATTTTTATCTGATAATCATTGGTTGAATGGGATGAAAGAATGGGAAAATGTTACAATTGTAGATAGAGTTATATCATTCCAAACCAATAGTGAACTATTTATTTTTGCTCCTTATGTTCCTAATGGTAGATTCAAAGAAGCTTTAAATACAATTGGTGATATTTGGAAGACGAGCAAATGTATTTTTGCTCATCAAGAATTTTTTGGATGTAAAATGGGAGCAATAACTTCAGAAGAAGGTGATAAATGGGATTTATCACTACCTGATGTTATATCAGGTCATATCCATTCTAGACAAAAACCACAAGACAATATATACTATACTGGTTCAGCATTACAACATGCTTTTGGTGAAAGCAAAAAAAATATTATAGCAAGTTTAACATTTTATGTAGACCAAGATAGATATGTATGCGATGAGATTGATTTAAAATTACCTAGAAAACAAATAATCTATATGGATGTAGAAGATGTCTATACTTACACAAAAAAACAAACTAACGACAAAATTAAACTAACAATTAGTGGTAACTATGAGGAATTCAAAACATTTAAGAAATCTCAACAATACAAACAAATAGTAGAAGATGGTACAAAAGTTGTATTTAAACATAAAAAACTTAATGAAATACAACACAAAAAAGTAGAATCTAGCTTTAATGAAATATTGAATAATTTAATATTAAATGAGAAAGATGTAGGATTATATCAAGCTTATGATTTTGTGTTTAATGATAGTATTATTGATACCAATGATATAATGTTTTTATAATATTATTTTTATATAATAAATAATGCAAAGACCAATGCGAACTACATCTATAGATTATTTAGATTTAGATGATATGGAAGATACATCTTTACAACAAAAGATAAGAAACAAACATATTGTAAATAAACATGTTCCTTCAGAAATTGCAGGTATGCAAAATAATAACATGATGAATTCTATGAACGATTATCACATGATGGGAAATCAGCAGCAGCACATGATGGGAAATCAGCAGCAGCACATGATGGGAAATCAGCAGCAGCACATGATGGGAAATCAGCAGCACATGATGGGAAATCAGCAGCACATGATGGGAAATCAGCAGCACATGATGGGAAATCAGCAGCACATGATGGGAAATCAGCAGCACATGATGGGAAATCAGCAGCAACAACACATGATAGAAATAGATGATAAAGATATATCAAAAGAATTTTATATAAGAGAAAATAATGATAATGATGATAATAATATTAATTGTCGCGATATTGCTAATCACATTATGATGTGTCCTATTTGTTCAAAATTTTACAATAACAATACACTAAATATTATAATAATTATTGTATTACTAGTAATAATATTATTTCTACTCAAGTACATATTTGAAAGACATTTTAAAGAAAGGAGAAGTAGTAGTAAATAATGACTAGTAGTTATGATACAATTGTTTTAGGAGGATCTTCTATTAATGGAATTTTACTTATAGGTGCATTACAATTTTTATATGAAAATAATAAATTATCAACAATAAATAAGTATATAGGAACATCATCTGGTGCAATTATATCATACTTAATAATAATTGGGTATAAACCTATTGATATAATTATATATTTGGTTTCTAATAATGTTTTTAAAAAAATAGATAAGTTTAGTTTAGCAAATATGTTACAAGGTAAAGGTGCATATAATGCTGTATATATATTTGATCATATAAAAAATATGACATTAAAAAAAATAGGATATATACCTACACTTAGTGATTTATACACTAAATTTAATAAAATTTTAGTGTTAATAACATATAATATGACATTAAAAAAAAGTCAAGAAATATCACATTATAATAATGGTGATTTAGATTGCTTAACCGCATTACGAATGACATCTAATTTACCTTTTATATTTGATAATTTTTTCTATAATGATATGCAATATATAGATGGTGGTGTTTGTAATAATTTTCCTATAGATATTGCTTACAATTTTGGTACATCTATATTAGGAATAGTAGCGAATAAAAGATACTTAAATTTTAATTCTACAAATACATTAGATTACATATTCAATATATTGTTAATACCTGTGATTGAATTAAATAAAACCAAATTAAAAACTATACAAAATAAACAAAATCATAAAATTTACTATATAAAATCTGATAAAGTAAATTTCATTAATTTTAATATAGACTCAACAATAGTTCAAGAGTTGTTTTCAGAGGGTTATTCGCAATTTAAAAATGATTTTATTATGTAATTTAATAGATAAATTATATAATTAAAAATGTTAATACAAATAAAAAAAAGAATATACATCGAGTCTTGTTATTTAAATTCAAACATAATGTTACATTTAATTGATAAAATACGACAAGAAACTCAACAAGTTTGTTCTAAAGAATATGGTTATATTCTATCTATTAAAAATATAATAAAAATACTAGATAACAAAGAAAATATATTTAATGTATTGTTTCAAGTAGAGGTATTTAAACCTGAAAAAAATCAAGAGTTACAAGGCAATGTGTGTATGATATTCAAAGATGGTATATTTGTTGATGTTTTAAATATTCAAAAAGTTTTAATATCTGCTAAAACATTATCAAACTATAAATACGATAAAAAACACAATGTGTTTCGTCATATAACTAACGACAGCATAATAGATAATATGAGTTGTGTTAATCTAATAATTTTAGATATAAAATATAATAATCATCAATTTTGTTGTTTTGGAAAACTTAAAGAATAACAAGTTATATATAATTATGAGTAAACAACAAATTTTAAGTAAGTTTAAAGAACAACTAATAATTTTTTTTGATGAACTAATATCCCAGTTTCCATCAAGAGGATCTGTGTTTGTTTTGTGTAGATTTATAGTATTAAATAAAGTTAATATGGAAAAATTAATAGATTTTTTCAATAATTTATTAAATTGTAATAATCAAGAAATCAAAAAAATGATATTAGAAAGAAACGATATATTTTTTATAAATTACAATATACTAGAAATGTTAGGTAATTACAAAGACGAACAGATAAAAATGTTTGGTGATTATGAAGAAAATATAAATGTCCTAAAAGATTTATGGTTGTCTGGAGAACTAGATGACGAAGATAAAAATGTAATATGGGATTGGATAGACTTATTTGTTGGTTTTTCTGAAAAATATTACAATGTTAAATAGTACCTTCGTATGCGATAATAGCTTTTTTGAAATATAAATCAAAATCAACATCTGTTATGTATTGTTTAAATTCTTCGTATAATTCTATTCTAATTTTATCACAACTTACATTAAAAAATAAATTATAGTTTTGTCTTAAATCATATCTAGACATGTTACCAGATAATTCCTCTATTATATTGTTAGTAAAATCTGCAAAGCATTCTTGCATTTTGGATTCTTTATTATTTTGTAAAAATAAAGAAACCAATTGTTTTTTCTCATCTATTTTACTATCTTTATCTATCTGTTGTTTCAAGCTATTGAGTAATTCTTCATTTTTCCAATTATATAACCATATTAATACAATTTCGTGTATTTTATCGATAAACAAACTATTGTTGTTGCTAATTAATTGTTTGAGTTGATAATTCATTCTACCTACAAAATTAGCTACTATTTGTTGTTCCCATGAAATTTTTATGTTTAAATTATCTTCATAACCTGAAATTACATTAACCAACCTAGTTAAAAATCCGCTAGAACAAGTTCCACTCATGTCTTGTAATTCATCTAGTAAACGAATTTTGAGTTCGTCTTTAAATTTACTCGTAGAAATATAATTCCATACTTTCAATAAAATATTTTCTAAAGTATTACTAAACTTAGAATATAAACATCTATCCAATTTTATTCTATTTAACGAAACCTTGATTTTATCATGTTTATCCAATAACATTTCACAAATTGAATTACAAAATTTATCATTAGTTAAATAGCTTTCACAAAATTTACAAGTCGTATTTGATTGTTTATTATCAACACGAGTTTCTTGTTTATTTGCTAATAACATTTTGTTAATTTCAGATAAAACATCTTCAAAAGTTATTTGTTTTTTAATTGTCATATTATTAAGGAATTCTAGTATGTGTATTGCTGATTGTTCAATTTCTTGTGTGTGGACATTTTGTTTATTATCGAATATGGTGACATCTTTTTGTGATGTAATACCTAGTTGAATAATTATGTTTTGAGCTTGTTCTAATATTTCTGTGTTTTTAGAGTATGATAGTATTGTATCTGCTGCATCAGCTCTTGCATTGTAATCTCTGGTAGTATCCTCTGCAATATTCAACATAATATGTTGAATTGTTAAACTAAGATTAATATTATTTTCACAATAAAATTGTAATAAATATTGACCAGACAAAATTGTATAATTAACATTATTGTCATTTATTAAAAAATTAAATTGTAGATTGTAAACTAAATCGTCCCAAAATATAGGTTTGTTTATTTCCGTTTTGTATAGATATCTTATATCAGAATAACTAACATTAGATAAAATCTTTCTAAAAAGTCGTTTTCTCTTTTGGTACAATACATTAAATGTAAAAGATTTATCAAACAAATTATTTATGATGTCTTTGTGTTTATCGTAAATAATCATAAAAAGTTTTTATCTTGGTTTTCGATCA